GTGATCTGCGACTCAGTGTCGCAACGCTGAAGCGCGACCGCGCCGCGCTTGTGACCAAGGTGCGCACGATCAAGACGGAACTTCTTCCCCTCGCGAAGCGTGATGCCAACGGCGAAGATATGCCGGCGGAGGATCGTACCAAGCTCGACGAGTTGTACGATTCGCTCGGCGAACACGAGGAGACGCTGCGCGATCACGACGCGCGTATAACACGCGCCGAGGACGCGATCGGCATCGAGAAGGACTTGGCCCAGCCGGTCGATAGCGACGCGGACACGGACCGCAGTCGCAAGCCAGCCGCGCAGCGCTCGGAAGCCCGGTCACGCAAGCCGGACCATGAGACGCAGCCGTCTCTGGTGATTGGCGCAATCTGCCGCATGCTGGCGGCGGGCGGCGGCAACATCTATGCGGCCCGCTCAGCTGCGACTGAAATTCTCGGCGAACGGCATCCCGTGACCGAAGTGCTGCACGGCACTCGCGGTTGGTCCGGCGCCGCGCCAGATCAACGTGCCATGAACCTGGCAATAGGCGCCTCGGGCGGCTTTATCGTTCCGCCGGACTATGTGGCGGAACTGATCGAGGTCCTGCGACCCATGGCCGTGGTCCGCGACAGCGGGCCTCGCATGATCGAGATGCCGCGCGGCACGATGAATATGCCCCGCCAGACGCAGGCAGCGACCGCGAGCTACGGCGGCGAGAGCACGGCAATCCCGGTCAGTCAGCAGTCGGTTGGTCAGGTCGTGGCGACCTATCGCAAGCTGACGGCGCTCACCCCGGTCACGAACGACCTGATCCGCTATTCCGATCCGGCCGTCGACGCCCTGGTGCGCGATGATCTGGCGGCGGTGATCGCCCGCCGCGAGGACCTGGCGTTCATCCGCGGCGATGGCACGGCGGACAGCCCGAAAGGGTTCCGGACCTTCTGTTTATCAGGCAACATCATCACGTCAAACGCGAGCTACACGCTGGCAACGGCGGCGTCGGAGCTTGGCGGTCTGATCAACAAGATTGAGACCGCGAATGTCCCGATGGACAAGATCGTGTGGTTCATGCACCCGCGCACGAAGAATTATCTCCTCAACGTGCAGAACAGCAATGGCTTCTACGTGTACCGTGAGGAGATGACGTCTTCGAAGACGCTCCTTGGCTGGCCGTGGAAGACTACCACGCAAATCCCGATCAACCTGACCGTCAGCAGCAATTCCGACTGCTCGGAAATCTATGCGGTCGCGATGGGGCAGGCTATGTTGTTCGACAGCATGCGCCTCGAACTGGCAGTCTCGCGTGAAGGCACCTATGTGGACGCGAATTCCAACACGGTGTCGGTGTTCCAGTCGGATCAGACCCTGATCCGCGGCATTGCGGAGCACGATTTCCACATGCGCCACGACGAGGCGGTTGCCGTCGCGACTGGCGTGCGCTGGGCGCCGGCCATCAGCTAACGCTGACCGGCCTCCATCCACTCTGAATAGGGGTACTCCAAATGACGGGTATCGTGAATCAACTCGACATTGCCTCGCTGGTGAAGTCAGTGACGGCAGTGAAATCTTCGGCGCTGACTGCTGCTGGATCAGGCGACGCCACGACCGTGACCGGCATCACGATCGATCGGTTGAGCTTCAGCGGATCCGACGTTCCGCTGACCGCGCAGTTCATCGCGGCGTTTGATGCCACCTTGGCCAGCGGGTCATCTCTCTCCGTCGGCATCACCGTTCAGGACAGTGCAGATAGCGCTTCCTGGTCGGCTTATGCCACGCTCGCCAGCGCCATCATCGCCACCGGTCCATCGGGCGGCGGCGAAGTTTACGGCCAGGCGACACTCGGCGTGAGCCTGCGTTCGGCGCGGCAGTATGTGCGCATGCTATTCACGCCGGACCTTTCGCGGGCCGGCACCGATACTGCCGTCGGCATGGGCGTTGCCGTGTTGAGCGGCTTCGACGAAGTACCGGCGCCGACGTAAGATCGATGAACGTCCTGTCTCTGACGCTGACGGGGGCTGTAACGGCCCTCGTCACGCCGGCCATCCAACTGACCGGGCGCCCGCGAAGCATCGTAGCGCAGTTTAATCTCGTCTACGGCTCGGGAGGCACGACGTTCGACTTCTACTTGCAGACTAGCATCGACAAAGGCGTGACGTGGACGGACATTGCTAATTTCCACGCAACGACCGCTAGCCTTCGCCGGCTGATCAATCTTTCGTCCGTAACCGCCGTGACAACGCAAGTCACACCGACCGATGGTTCGATGACTGCGAACACAGCGCAAGATGGCATCGTCGGCACATGGCTCCGCGGCAAATACACGTCGACCGGAACCTATGCGGGCGGCACGACGTTCTCGGCCGACATTGCTGCCGATCTGATCCAGCCGTACCAGTGAGGACCCATGCTGGATAGCACGCTAAGCAACGGGTTCGTTGGTATTGAGGAGCGTATCGATCGGATCCGATCGCGCCGCCCCTTCTTCGCCACTCCAGTCTATCGGGATACATCGCTCTGCTACACGGTTTCGATGTGCAGCACCGTGATCGAGATGGAGCGCATCGGCATCGGCCGTGTTTGCCGCCATCTGTTCGTGGTCGGAAACTCGAATTTGCCGAAAGCGCGCAACGAGTTGGTCGCGGAATTCCTGGGATCAGACTGCACAGACCTGATCTTCATCGATTCCGACATGAAATGGGAAAAATCAGCCGTTTCCTGGCTTCTGGCGTCGGAGCGGCAGGTCATTGGTGGCGTTGGACGCAAAAAATGCCCCGAACCGAACACCGATCCGCGCGTTTGGTGCGCCCGATTCAAGCCTGACATCGTTCAGGACGAAATGGGGGCAATTTTGGTCGATGCCATTGGCACCGGCTTCCTGAAAATAGAGCGCGGGGTGTTCGAGGCGCTGATCGAGGCGCATCCCGAGTGGAAACGGCGCGGACCTGGCTCTCTGACCGAAGCCGCGCGCAATCACTACCACCGATTTTTCGTTTTCGACGCCGAGGACCCCAACGAGCCCGGCGAGGACTTCGGTTTCTGCCAGGCGTGGCGTGCTTTGGGCGGTTCCGTGTGGATCGACCCCGAAATCGCCCTCGGACACACTGGGCCGCATGAATATGGCGGCCGTGTGAGCGATCTTTTCTCCTCAACTCCAACCGAGTGAGTTCCTTCATGGAAATGGTGTCAGTCGTCGAGTTCATCAAACCCGGCGCGAACTATTACACCGGCGATAAGGCCGGCTTTGCCCCCGAAATGGCGCGCGACTTCGTGCAGCGCGGTTTCGCGAGGATGGTGACCGAAAACGTGCCCAGGATCGACCCTGGTGTCATTGTGACCGACGCGCAGCGGAAGATTGCCGACATTCGCGCCGCAGTGACCAATGCACAGCGTCAGGCAAAGGCCATAGCCAACGAGCCTGGCGCCGCCGCTGCCGCTGCCGAGACGCTGTCGCAGGCGTCAGCGGCCTTGCATGCTGCCGATGCCCTGGAGCAGCAGCTGATCGCCGCCGGCGCCATTCCCGCACCGCAGGACGGCCGCCGCGCCCCCGCGTCCGCGCGAGGCGCCTGACATATTCCAACGCGCCGCGGGGTAAGGCATGTACTCGTCGCTCCGCGTCGTCACGCCTCCCGCGACCGAGCCGGTCAGTCTGGTCGAGATGAAAGCGCAGCTGCGTATCACCCAGGACGTGGATGATGCGCTGATCGGCGGCATGATCACCGCGGCTCGGTGGTGGGCGGAAAGCTACCTCGGTCGCGCGCTCATGCTGCAGACCTTGCTTTGGACCATGAGCCAAGATCCGCCGACGGGAGCGTTGCCGCTGTTGCCGATGCCTCTGCTGGTGCTTCCGGTCATCATGACAGCCCCGCAGGTCATGAATAAGCCGCTCGAACTGCCGCGTTCACCGGTCCAATCGATCGTGTCGGTCACCGAAACGGATACCGACGGCACAACCCACACGCTGACCGCCGGGGACTGGATTGCCGATCTCACGCTCGATCCGGCGCGACTTCGATTGAACTGGATCACGGTTCCTCGGTTTTTGCAGCATATCCAGGTGACGTTCACTGCGGGATACGTTGCGCCAGATCAGATCCCGGTGCCAATCCTGCTGGCAATCAAGCTGATGGTTTCATGGCTCTATGAGCACCGCGGCGACGTCGCGGAAGCCGCAGCCGACCCGCCAAAAGCCATGGAATATCTGCTGGCGCCATATCGCATCGCATTCTTCGGCGGCGGCTGACGATGCCTCTCGCCTTTTCCCGTGAGCGAGACGGATTCGCCGTCGGACGCCTCGATACGCCGGTAATCCTGGCCAAGCGGCAGAACGTTCCGGATCCAAACAGCACGTCAATCCTGGAGCCGATCGTCGGTGGTGTGTTCGTCTGGGCCAGTATCGAGGACCTTTATCGGCAGACCTTCTATGCGGCGGAACAGGTCGATACGCCGGTCACACATCGTGTGGTGATCCGGTTCCTGGCCTGGCTTGACACGACGTATGTGATCCTCCGGGACCACCGCCTGCCGGATAGTTCAATCCAGCGCGACGTGCTCCGCATTCGCCGGCTGATGGTGATCCCGAGAAATCGGTTCCTAGACATGGATTGCGAGATGGAGCGCCGGTCGTGATCCGGCTGAAGGTCACCATCCCCGCAGGCCTGACGCTGGTCTATGGCAAGGGGCCGCTGCGTGCATTACTGCGCAAGGCCGGTGCCGAAGTCGCCGCTCGTGCAAAGGCGCTGATCGCACAGCGCTCGAGAGGAAAGAACAAGAGGACCTCGGCGCCAGGGATGCCGCCAATCAGCCGCACGGGGACGCTGGCCAACTCGATCAAGGTGCGTCCGTTCCGCGATGGTGACGGTGTGAGTATCCGGGACGTGGCCTTCTATGCGCTGTTTCTCGAAAGTGGCACGCATGGCGGCAAAAGCCCAGGCAGGCGGGGTGGCAAAGGTCTGCGCAACCCGCGCACGAAATTCGGTGGCAAGAGCATCCGCACTGCCATTGTCGGCACGCGCAACGTTCCGCCGCATCCATTCCTGTCGCGAGCGCTGTCCGATGTGACCGGCGCAGATCTGGAACGGCGCATTCAGGATTCGGTCACGCAAGGCGTCGCGTTTCGCCGCGGGAAGCCATGAACATCGACACGGTGATCACGCAAATACGAGCCTACTGCGAGCCGCTCGGCGGTCGCGTCGGTGGCGCGGCAGACTTCGATACCGGTGTGCAGAGCATCGTGGCGTTCACCGATCCAGCCACCGGCGGCCTGGCCTATCCATCCGCCATCGTGATTCCGCTCGACGACGAAGCCCAGGACCTCGATCCGTTGATGGGGCCGCAGCTCAACCAGATGGTGACCGAGCGTATCGGCATCATCGTGGAGTTCGACGCAAAGGCCGATCGCCGCGGGCAGGCCGGTGTCGATCAGGTGCAGGCGATGCGGTACGCTCTGCACGGCGCAATATTGAATTGGAACCCCGACACCTTTCGTTCCACGAACGGCCTACGATATGGCGGCGGCAGACTGATCGACTTCGATCGTGCGCGGCTGTTCTGGCAGTTCGAATACACGCTGGTGATCCAACTCACCGACGGTGACGGCTTCCCGCTTTCCGGCGATGCCCCGATCAGTCTGCGCGGCACGATCCCAGGCGACGGGCCTTACACACCGCCGATTATCTTCGAAGTCGATCTCCCCACGGAGTAGCACCATGTTCGTCAAGCCTCGCGAGACCACGGCGGCCGAACGTGCCGACGGGTGGCCGGACCATCTCATCGTGCGCGATCCCGCTGCGCTGCGACGTGTGTTGCCGCCGACCGGTGGAAACGTGCCGGACAACCAGTACTGGCAGCTCCGGCTTCGCGACGGCGATGTGATCCCAGCGTCGCCGACCGAGGCGCAGCCCGCGCCGGCCCAGCAGGAGTAACGAGATGTCCGGTTCGCAGTCAGGCGAGGCGACGCTGAATTTCCGGTATTTCCCGGCGTCGACGTGGCGCCCGAGCGGCTTCTATGCCGAGTTCGATCCGTCGCAGGCGAACACGGCGCTTGAGCAGCAGCGGTCCCTGATCGTCGGCCAGATCCTGAGTTCGGGCACGGCCGTGGCAAACGCTCCGGTGCTGGCCTACTCGCAGACACAGGTGAACCTGTTGGCCGGCGTGGATTCGATGCTGGCACTGATGTATGCGCAGTACCGGTTGCAGGACCCGTACGGCGAATGCTGGATCCTGCCGCTCTCCGACAACGGCGGCGGGACGGCGGGCACAGGGAACCTTTCGTTCACCGGGCCAGCGACGGCTGCCGGCACGATCGCGCTCTACGTCATGGGCGTTTCTGTCCCCGTGGCCGTGGCCAGCGCCGACACAGCGGCGACGATCGCCACCAACGTCACGGCGGCCATCAATGCGGCCGTGGGCGTCTGCGCGACGGCAGCGGTCGACGGCACGCATAACTACCAGGTCGACGTGACGGCGAATCACAAGGGCCTGGCGGCCGGCGACATCGACCTGCGCGTCAATTACCTTGGCCCGCAGAATGGCGAAGTCACGCCCGCCGGCGTAGGCATCACGATCACGGCCGTCTCCGGCGGCGCGACGAACCCGGTGCTCACCACCGGCCTCGCCAACCTCGCCGACACCACATTCGACTTCATAGCGTTCCCCTACACCGACGCCACCAGCATGACGGCGATCGAAGCCTTCCTGAATGACCAGGCTGGCCGCTGGGCAGCGATCCAGATGCTCTATGGCCACGCCTTCACGGCATATCGGGGCACGGTCAGCGCGCGCGCCACGTTCGGCACGGGGCGCAACAGCCAACATGTCTCATGTCTCGGATTCTACAACTCGCCGACCCCAGCATGGCTCGAAAGCGCAGACTGGGCCGGTGCGCATGCAATCCGCCTGAAGGTCAATCCGGCTCTCGGCGTGACCGACATGGCGCTCAATCTTCTGGCGCCGCCGGTGTCCGATCGCGACGTGCCGAGCAGTCGCAATACGCTGCTGTATGATGGCATCGCCACCTTCACAGTGGACCACGCGTCCGTCTGCCACATCGATCGCTCGATCACGATGTATCAGACCAATGCATCGGATCAGCCGGACAACAGTTACCTGTCCACAAATCTGCTTTTCCAGGGCATGTATGCCGCGCGGTATCTGAAGGCGCAGCTGACCAGCCAGTTCATCTCGGCCGGCAAAATACTAGTCGAAGACGGAACGCCGATCCCGCCCGGTGCACCAGCCACCACACCGAGCCTCGTGTTTCAGGCGGCCGTTGCGATCTATGCCTATCTTGCCACGCAATTCATCGTGCAAGATGTGCAGAGCTTCGCGAAAAACGGCTACGGCGCGAAGGGCCAGAAGGGGCAGGTCTTGCTATATCTGCCCATCAACTTCAGTGACAACGTTGTGCAAATCGCGGCGTTAATCCAGTTCATCCAGACCACGTGAGGCGGTAAATGAGCGGCACAAACCAGCTTGCGCCGAGTACGCCGACAAATCGTCGGCTATCCGGCATTACCAGCTTCACGGTGAACGGGTCGACGTTCAATGTCACCGAATTCGCGTGGAGCCCTGGCGTTGTTCAGCGCGCCACGCTGACGAGCCTCTCCGGGGTCGACGGGTTCAGTGAGAACCCGATCGCCGGGCACATATCGGGCAAATTCCGCGACGCGCAGACAGTGAATGTGACGGGTTTCCTTGGGTTGACGAACGCAACACTTGTTGTGCAGCTCGCCAACGGGAAGCAGATCGTCGGCCATAACATGTGGTACGTCGGACAGCCTGACGTATCCGGCACCGACGCGACGTTCGATTTCCGGTTCGAGGGTGCGACAGGCACCGTGCAGGAGATGGGTGGCGTATGACGGACTGGATTGCTCCGCCTGATTCGATGACGTGGACGCTGCAGAAGCCGGTGGAATTCGCCGGCGCCACGTACCCGGCGATCACATTGCGCTCGCCAACCGTCGCCGAGACGCTGAAGGCGACCGCGGTTCGCTCGGCTACCAACCTTGAAGCAACCTGCCGCCTGATCGGCATCGTAAGCGCCGAGGGCATTCCTTACGAGGCGATCATCCTGCTGCCGACTTGGCTGATCGAGCAGATGTCAGGCTACATGGATGCGTTCGCAGGAGCGCCCGCACCGGACCCTTTGGAACAATGGTATCAGCAGCGTCGCGAGGCCGCCGCGTCCGGCAACTGAGGGTACCGAATACCGTCCTGGTTTCGTCCGGTGACGAACTCCGCATCATCGCGGCAAAGCTTGGCCGGTTTTATGGCGACGGCCTGTCCTGGGCTCTGGCGCTTCCTGTCGATGAATTGATCCGCTGGCACCATCTGATCCCGACCGTGATGGAGAAAGAACGTGTCCGGTAGGGTTGGCGGTTTCTCGGTCACCATCAGTGCCGTCGATGCGGCATCGAAAACCATCGATGGTGTGAATAAGAAAATCCAGTCGATGTCGGCGCCTGCCGAGAAGCTGAGCAAATCGCTCGGTAAGTTCGGCGATGTGACCGGCATCAACCGGCTGGCAGAAGGTTTCGGCAATCTCGCGCGTAGTGGTCAGGAGACGTTCCGCGCGCTGGAGCGCGTGGCGCCATCACTCACCGCCATAACCGGCGCTGCAACAGTCGGCGGTGTGATCGCGCTGACACAGCGGTTCGCGCAGCTTGGCACAACTGTGCAGAATACGGCGTATCGGCTGAACACGCCGGTCGACAAGCTGAGCGCGATGGAGTTCGCGGCTCGGAAAGCGGGATCGAGCGCGACGTCGCTTGATACCGGGATGCGGACCCTGCAGGACACATTGTCGGCGGCGGCTTGGGGCCGTGACGCCGGTGCGATGCAGACGCTCCGGTCGTTGAACATTGATCCCGGAACGCCGGGCCATGTGAAGGACACCGCGACTGCGTTTGGCGAGTTGGCGGACCACATCGCGGCGATGAAGGACCCGCACCAGCAGGTGCGCGCATTGCAGGTTCTGGGACTGCCGGAGGACCTGCTGCCGTTGATGCGGCAGGGCAGCGCCGGTATCAAGAAACTGACCGAGGACGCGCAGAAGTTCGGTGGCGTGATCGATAAGGATATGGCGAAGCGCGCCGACGAAATGCGGCAGTCGTTCGTCGATCTCGAAACGGCGGTTGGCGGAATTGCCACGGCGATCGCTGATAAGTTGGCGCCAATGGCGACGAAGATCGCTGAGAAGATGGCGGCCTGGGCCGCTGCGAACCGCGAGGTTGTGGCCAGCGGATTGCTCGAATGGGTGGGCAAGGTAGGCGATTGGGTTGACCGTCATCCGCAGGTCGTGAAGTTCCTGCTTGGGTATTGGGCCGGCAGCAAGGTCGCGGGGCCGATCGGCGGTCTGATCGGCGGCGTGGGGGCGAGTTTTCCTGATACGGTCACGCTGCCGGGCGATGTCGTCCATAGCGGGCCGGACGACTATTCGTGGATGATGCCGGGCGGCGGAGCGTATCCGCAGCGCGCGCCAGCGGCCAGAGCGGCACCAATCCAGCACACCACGCAGGAGCAAGACGAAAGCGCGGCTTCGGTTCGTGATCGCCTCGCTCGTGATCTCAATCTGACCCGCGATCAATCCTCCGGAATCGTGAGTAATCTGCTCGCCGAGGGCGGCACGATGGAGGGGATAAACGAACGCAACCCGGCCCCTGGCACGCGCGGCGGTTTCGGATGGGCGCAATGGACCGGATCGCGTCGCATCGCGTTCGAGCAGTGGGCCGCAGCACATCACCGCGACATCGCTGATCCGCAGACGAATTACGACTATCTGGTGGAAGACATCCGGGCGCATCCCGATACGCTGAATGCGGTGCGATCGGCGCGTGATCCGACTTCGGCAGCGGCGGCGTTCTTCCCCTTCGAATCAGGCAACGACCCGGGGTTGCAATCGCAGTTACCCGGACACGTTGCCAATGCCGGCCGTGTCGCCGGCTTGCAGAGCGGGCACGTCCAGGTCGACGTGCATCTGCACGGCGCGCCAGCGGGCACGACGGCGGCCGTGACGACAACCGGGCCCGTGTCGGCAGCCCCGCCGCGGATTGAAACACCGATGCCGAGCGTTCACTGATGAGCGGCTTCCAGAACATCACGGGCTTCGCCCCGCCGACAAGCGCGTCCGGCTTTATGTCGCTGCTGCAGAACGCTTTCTGGCGTGGCGTGCCGTTCAAGGTGATCGGCTCCCAGGTACGCAAAGGCAGGCGCCTGGCGGTCCATGAATATCCGTTCCGCGATGGCGGCTGGGCCGAGGACATGGGTCGCGCGATGCGGACCTATTCGTTCACCGGTTATCTGGTCGGCGACGATGCGCCGCTGATGCAGCTCTTGCTGGACCGCGCCTCCGAACAGCCGGGCCCAGGACTGCTGATCCATCCGACGATCGGCGCGGTGCAGGTCAGCCTGCTCTCGTGTGGCACGGCGGTCCGCAAGGATCGGATGCGGGTGATTGAGGTCGGATTCGAGTTCATCGAACAGGGCCAGCAGTTCTTTCCGGCGACGATCATCGCCACGATCATCCAGACGATCGCCGCAGCGGGACTGTGCAGCCCGGCCTTCGGCGCTGACCTGGGCGGCGTGGCGGGGCCAGCGGCGGCGACTGGCACAGATGCGCTCGGTGAAGGCGTGACGGTCTGCGAGGCCTTCTCGGGGCAGATCGGGACCGCAGCCACGGACCCGGCGGCGTTGGTCAGCATGGCGGCCGGGCTGCCGCCGCTGAACATCAATTCGACCTATGGCCGTTATGGCGGCGGGAACGCGACCACGGCACTCCCGATCGGCACGACGGTGGCAACCCTACAACTTCAGATCGCCAACCAGCGCACCCTCGTGGCGGCCTCTGGGACGGCACTGACGGCCTCGGCGGAAGCCTTCACCACTTTGACCGGGGCGAACGTCACCGCCGCCATGGACACGCTGGTGGAAGCCATGCGGGCAACCATGACCGATCCGGCAGATCAGATCCGTTCCCTGCTCGCGCTTGCGACGTTCAGCTTCACCGATGCCTTCACCGGCCCGTATGAGGGCGGCAACATCGCGACAGTCCGGGATACGGTGGCAACAGCCTGCCGGCGCGCCGTCGTGGTCAGCCTGGCGCGCGCCTCAGCGGCCTATCAGCCTATCAGCTACCAGGATGCGGTGAACATCCGTACCGTCGTGGCGGACGCGTTGGATGTGGAAATAACGGCGGCTGGCGATGCTGGCGACGACCAGAGCTACACGGCACTGAAGACGCTCCGGACCGCAGTGATCGCCGATCTGACCAAACGTGGCGCATCACTGCCGCAGGTCATCACAACCAGCTTCCGGGCTGCGATGCCGAGCCTTGTCATGGCGCAGATGCTGTATCGGGACGCGAGCCGGTCCGACCAGATCACCCAGGAGGCCAACCCGCCGCATCCGGCGTTCTGCAAGCCGGTGTTTCAGGCATTGGCCGCGTGAGCGACCTGTCCGCCACACCAGACGACGTGGCGATCGTCATCGACAACAATCGCTATGCGGGCTGGCAGTCGATCCAGATCATGCGGAGCGCGGAGGCGTTCCCGAACAGCTTCTCAGTCACGGGCACCGAGGCGTTTCCATACGATGCGAAGCGTATCCTGATTCAACCCGGCGCGTTCTGTCAGGTGTTTATCGGTTCCGACTTGGTGATCACCGGCTATGTCGATCGCTACGAGATGCACATCGGGCCACGTATGCATAGCGTGATGATCACCGGCCGCGGCCTTTGCGAAGATTTGGTGGATTGCTCGGTCGATCTGATCAATCCTACCAAAGATTTGAGAAACGGCATGGTCAACGCATCGAATGCGCTGGACCTTGCCACTAAGCTCGCCAAGCCATTCGAGAAGATCAAAGTCCGTAGCGCCGTTTCCGACCTGGGGCAGCCGATCCCGTTCTTTCAAATCATGGCCGGAGAAACGGCATACGAAGTCATTGAGCGGGTAGCGCGTTATGCCGGGTATCTCGTCTACGAGGATGAGAACGGTGCGATGGTGCTGGATCGCGTCGGTACCAAGGAAATGGCATCCGGGTTCGTCATGTCAGCAGCCGCTGATGCACAGGGTAATATAGAATCCGCTGCGGCTGTCATGTCTATAGATCAGTTATATTCGGTCTATTGCGTGGTGTGGACCGCAGTTAACACGTACTCCGATCTTGGAAATGCCGGCTATCAGCGATATGTCGTTGCCGATCAGAGGGTGCCTAGGTATAGGCCAAAGATCATCGTGTCTGAGCAGATCGTTCCTGATTTTGATTTCGGCAAGAAGCGTGGTGACTGGGAAAGGGCGCGAAGGTTCGGACGGTCTTCATCCGTTTCTCTGTCCTGCGATTCCTGGCGCGACAGCAAGGGCAACCTATGGACGCCAAATCAACTGGCGGTCGTTGATGCGCCCGCGCTGAAGCTCGACAAGAAAAAGTGGATCATCGGCACCGTCGTATTCCGCAAAGACCTGTCCGGGACGCACGCCGATATTGTTCTAATGCCACCGGACGCCTTCGACCCGGTACCGGTCGCGCTCAATCTCTATGATCGCGAACTCACGCAAGGCTCGCCCAAGTCACAGAACCCGCCAGAGCCGCAGACCAGCAATCCAACCGGCGGGGCGCCAACCTGATGGATGAATCAGCACGCATCGCCACGCTGGAACGACGTCTCGATCGCCTGGAGCGCCGCACGGCAATGGGCGTAGCTTTCGCGCGATCGACCAACCAGCCAGTTGACAGCGGCACCGTCCAGACCCTCCAGGGCCAGATCGATGCTCTCTCGATCCGCGATGCGATGCCGGTGCTATATCACTATGGATTCAGCGCCTCGATGCCGCTCGGCGGCGATCACGTCGTGATCTTCGGCAACGGCGAGCGATCGAGCGGTGTGGTGGTGGCGACGAACCACCAGCAATATCGCTTCACTGGCTTGGCGAACGGTGAGGCGGTTCTTTACAACAAGGTGACCGGCACATCGGTATTGATGGGCGCCAGCGGCATCGTCATCGATGGCGGCGGTCAGAACATCATGATCCAGAATTCGCCTACCATCACCGCTGACGTGACGCTGTTCCGTGTGAGCGGGGAAATCCTCGATCACTACAACACGAACACAAACGGCCTCGGATACTTCCGAAGCAATATCTATGACATTCACATCCATCACGATCCGCAGGGCGGCGACGTTTCGGTGCCCGTTCCTCTCTGGTGATGCATGGGTGACATTCGCCTGATTTGGGATCCGTCAACTGCGACGGCGGACTTCAATATCGTCGATCATTCGCTGGAACTCGGTCACGATCTCGAAACGGCAATCCTGATCAGCCTGTTCACCGACGCGACCGCTTCGCCTGATGATGTGATCCCTCCGGACATATCGAAGGATCCGCGTGGTTGGTGGGCCAACATCTACGAAACCCAGCCGATCGGGTCGAAGCTCTGGCAGGCGTTTTGGCGTGTGCGGAATGACGACACGCTGAATTGGGCGCGCAACACCGCACAGATCGCACTGCAATGGATGATCGATGACGGCGTGGCGCAATCGGTGACCGTGCAACCACAATTCTATGGTTCGGGCGGTCTGGCGCTGACGATCTACATCGTGGAACCGAGCGGCGACAATTCCGTGTATCGCTATGCATGGGCGCAGGAAAGGTGAGGAATGCCGTTTTCCCGTCCCACGCTGACCACACTGCGTACGCAGGCGATGCAGGACATCACTGCATCGGATTTGCCCAACGCTGACGGCTTCCTTCGCTTTGCCGCTCTCCGGGTTCTCGCATGGGTGCAAGCTGGGCTCGCGTATCTGCACTACGGCTATCTCGACTGGATCGCGCGCATGGGCACGCCTTTCACGTCCGAGGATGAATTCCTGGATGCGTGGGCATCCTATGCACCGACGCCGGTCATCCGGTTGGCTCCTGTTTCGGCCGTCCTGACCGCGGAATTCGCCGGAACGCCTGCGCGCGTCATTCCAGCCGGAACCGCAGCGCTGCGTCAGGATGGGTTCCAGTACAACGTCCAGAACGATGGGACGATCAGCGGTGGGGGCACCGCCTCGGTCAATGTCATCGCGACAGACGCCGGATCCAATGGCAACACCGACAATGGGACGCCGATCAACCTTGGCGTGACGATACCAGGCATCAATTCAGCCGGCTCGATCACTGCAACGATCACGCTCGGCACCGATCTGGAGAGCAATGATTCGCTGCGCTCGCGGATGCTGGAAAGCTATGGCGCTCCTCCCGCCGGCGGCGACGCACAGGATTACGTCACCTGGTCACTCCAGGTTCCGGCCGTCACCCGAGCCTGGTGCAATCCAAACGGCATGGGGCCTGGCACGGTTGTCGTCTACTTCATGGAAGACGTCGCGCGGTCCGCGTTCAATGGGTTCCCGCAAGGCACCGATGGCGGCGCCACGGCGGAAACGCGGACATCACCGGCTGTCGGTGATCAGCTCGTTGTCGCGAATCACATCTATCCGCTCCAGCCGGTGACCGCGCTGGTCTATGCCGTCGCACCGATCGCCACAACGCAGGCCTTCTCGATATCCGGGCTCTCCGGCGTTGGTTCCGACGTGCAAGCTGACGTAGAAGCCGCTCTTGCGCAGATGTTAGTCAACAAAGGCTCGCCACTCGCGACGCAATCGATTGAGCAAAGTGATGTTGATGCTGCAATCGCGGCAGTCCCTGGCGTGGTGCCATTCGCGGTTGACAGTCCATCATCCTGGCCAATCACACCAGCGCTCGGCCATCTGTTCACTCTGGGCGCCGTGACGTTCACCTGATGGCGACGCCTCCGCAATTCGGCGACGATGACTATCAGGGTGCGATGCTGGCACTGCTTCCGCAGGGGCGCGTCTGGCAGCGCGAACTGACCAGCGTGCTTGCACGCATGCTTGGCGCATTGTCCCCGACATACACGCGAAGTTCGGACGCTGCGACGCAACTCCTGGTCGACATGGACCCGACCTTGACGGTCAATCTGCTGCCAGAGTGGGAAAAGTCGCTCGGCCTACCGGATGCATGCACCCCGGCTAACCCCAGTTTCTCGCAGCGCCAAGCAGCAGTGCGAGCGAAATGGGCGGCGCGCGGTGGCCAGACGACAGCCTACTACATCCACCTAGCGCTGCTGCTCGGCTATCCTGGCGTTTCGATCCAGCAATATGCGCCATCACGCTTCGGCGGATTGTTCGGCGAGCCGTTCGGCGGCGATGCATGGGCCTTCGCGTGGCTGGTCAGCATTCCGGGGCTGCTCGTCACGGATCTGCTGTTCGGCCAGCCGTTCGGCCAGTTCTTCGCGACATGGGGCTCGACCGAAATTCAGTGCCGCATCGAGCATGCTGCGCCGGCACATACGATCGTGTTGTTCACACTTGGCGCCGATAAGCCCGGACCGCCGACAAGTCTGACGGTCGGTCTGTTCCCTCCCGTGCTGACGGCATTCTTGGCGTGGACGGCGCCAGCCATGCCGCCGGAAGTCTGGGGATATTACATCTGGAGCCGCCCGACGGGCACGCTGCCTTGGACCTATGTGACCAGTACGCCGATCGCGCCTGCAATTCACCTCCCGGTCAATGTTGCTGACTTCTCCGCGCATGACTGGAAAGTGACGGCGTTCAATGGCGCCGGCGAAAGCCTGGATTCGAACATCGTTCTCAACGTGACCTGACAGGATGCCGCGATGAATCGGCTGCGCGCCACAAACTCGGTCGTCTTTGCAAGCCGGGATACTGCCCCGGTCTCAGGCACGCCACAATATGCGACGGACGGCAACCCGGCGACCAGCACGCCAGCGACGCAGTGGCCAGCCTATGCTTGGAACATGATCCAGGACGAGCTGTGCAACCTGATCACAGCCATGGGCGGCACGCTCGACGACACGAACTGGAGTCAGTTGGCGCAATATCTGCTGCTTGGCCGCGTTCTGTCCTCAACCGGTCCGACGCTGATCACCGCGACGGGTGCGTATAACTATGTACCGTCGGCGACGATGAAGCTGGTCCGCTTTCGGTGTCAGGCTTCTGGCGGCGGCGGCGGCGGAGCCGTTGCAACCAGTGGCAGCCAGGTGAGCATGGGCGGCCATGGCGGCGGTGGCGCATTTCTCGATCTTTGGATGACTGCTGCACAGGTCACTGGGCTCCTGACAAGCGGACATCTTGTATTTACCCTCGGCGCGGCAGCGGGTGCGGCGACGGGCGCGGCGGGCACTGATGGTGGTGATTTCACCATTTCGGGGAATGCCGGCGTATTTGCCACCATAAAAGGCGGCAAAGGCGGTCCATCGTCGGGGGTTCTCGCGACCGCCTCGCTGCCAGCGGCGGGCCCGGGTGGCGCGCAGACGGCTACGCCGACATCGACGTCTGGCCTCGTGGCTAAGGCACGCGTCGGCAAGGAAGGTGGCGTGCTCTATTACCCCAGTGCGACTGTTACGCTGTCTACCGGGGGCGGCGGCGAAAGCGAATATGGTCCTGGCGCGTCAGCGAATTTCGTACAGAACGGCAGCCCAGGCATCACATCGCCAAGCTATGGCGGCGGCGGCGGCGCTACGATGGCAGGAGTAAGCCAGAGCAACCTCACCGGTGGTGTGGGTGGCGGTCCGCTGCTGGAATTCCTCGAGTACGGTTGATGGCGCTCCTGCCGGTTCCGGCGCGGACGATCACGCTTGCGAACTTCCTGCCCAACACACAATTTGGCACCGTCACATCCGGCGGTCCCGCGACATGGCCCGACCGCACAGCGCTCGATGGTCTCGATTACTGGTTGGACACCACTGGCGTTTTCGATGACGAGGATGCGCCGGGCGGCGTGAATGTCACCGTTTCGCCGAGTGCCGATCCGGATGACCTGGCAGTGTCCTTCACGATGCTATCGGGCGTCTTCATTGGTCTTTATCTGATCAATGGCGTTGTTGGCACGCAATACACGATCGGGATCAGCATAAGGAGCGAGCAGGGCCTGGTCCTGTCGGTTGCGCCGCTTCTGTCCGTGATCGGTGCGGGGACGCCATCTGTGCCGCCCGGCGTGCTTCTGCTGCCATCCGGTGCGTTGACGCTGCTCGCAAAGCCGCTGTTTCTGCCGAATGGGTTGATGCTCATTCTGCCGCCACCGTGAGGATCGAATGGATCAGGACACACGCTCTGCTGTCGCCCCAAAGATCGGAGTGCAAGCGCAGATTGTGACTGGCTGCCGTCACTGTGGTGCGCCTGGGCGGTTCATGACCTCGCTGGATCACGCGAGGCATGCATGCGCGATTGCCGTCAATGATCCGGATTTCATCGCTCGCTTCGGCGCCTGTCGGTGGCCCGGTGTCATTGTCGGTGACGATGATCCACGTGCCGGCATCTATGTCGGCGAGACCTGTCCGAACTGCGGCCTCGGCCGAGCGCCGCTCGCGCAGCCGGTGCACATCATGAAAGCGACGGCGGGTTGGCTATTCGGCGCACTCGGTTTTGGCAAAAAGGAAGCGTGACATGCAGGTCGGTCGGTTCTTCGTCAACCGGGTGTCGAGCCACAAGATCTCCAAAACGGTCACGTTTCAGGGCGAAGAAGCGACCGCCGACGTGACCGAAGTGCAGATCGAACTGATCGACGAAAGCGGCCAGCATGGATCCGCTCGGTTCAGCTTCCACAAATCCGCTGAGGTCGAGGCAGCCAAACTGGTTGCGGTCGAAGGCGGTTACATCACCCTGTCTATGGATGGGCCGAGCACCGAAACCGTCTGATGGATGCTCTGCCGATCATCATTGTCCAGGCTGTCCCAACTGCGGAACAGCAGGAAGCCGAGGCGCTCCGTGAAGCGCAACTGCGTGAAGTCGATGTGCTTCACCAGCATGGCCGGGCATTGATCAATGCCAAGCTGTATCCGGCGGCGATCGCCACATGTCGCCGCGCGCTGACGCTGGCGCCGGATAGCTCCGATCTGTGGGGATGCCTCGGTGCGGCCTACCACGATAGTTGGCATTTGACGGATGCGCGACGCGCTCTGGAACGGGCGGTCGAACTCAACCCGGACAATGCCGAGGCGCAGTCAAATCTCGCCTTGACGCTGGGCGAACTTGGTAACGTCGCCGAAGCGGAACACATCATGCGCGCGCTCATGGAGATACCCGAGCAGCGCAAGAAGCAGCGGCTCAATCTGTCGTTGATGCTGCTCTATCATGGTGATTGGCAGCGCGGGCTCGATCTCTACGAGGAACGCTACGGCATCGTGGCGCAAGAGTGGAAGCTGCCGAAGTTCCACGGCGTGCCATACTGGGAAGGCGAGGACCTTACCGGCAAGACACTCTATGTGCAGACCGAACAGGGTATCGGCGACACGATCCTGTTCTCACGGTTCATCCCATGGGTGAAAGCCACGTGGCCGACCGCCTCGATCAAGCTTTGCTGCAATCATGTCTACAGCAACCTGCTGTGGGAATTTCGCGATATCTGCGAGTTCATACCGACCGGCACACTGATCCCAGAAGGCGATGACGCCTTCGATTATGGCGTGTATCTGCATAGCCTGGCGCGGCACGCGAATGCCCGCGCTGATTGCGTGGCAGCCGATCCTGGCCTGATCCGCCGGCGCGCGCTTCAGCAGCAGGCCAAGGTGCCATACCAGCTGCAACAGCCTCTGCGCCCGGCGCGCAAGGTCGGCATCTGTTGGACCGGCAATCCGGAGCAGGTGGCGAACAAACAGCGATCGGTGCCGCTCGAAACTCTGCTCTATCTGACAATCGATCCAGACAACGTTCTCTATTCGCTGCAATGCGGGCCTGGACAGGACGACATTGCGCGCCTCGGTGTGCAGCATCTGATCGAGGACCTCAACGCTGATCGCGTGAACGGTATTTCGCAGGACCTCGTCGTGTGTGCCTCCGCGATGCTTGAACTCGACGTCGTGGTGACGTGCTGCACTTCCATCGCGCATCTCGCTGGAGCGCTCGGCGTGCCATGCTTCGTCATGCTCTGCCACGAGGCGTTCTGGGCATGGGGTCGGAACGAGACGCTGACGGCTTGGTACCCCTCTGTGCGGCTGTTCCGGCAGAAGCACCGCGGCGATTGGACGCAGGTTGTGACTGACGTGGCGAAGGCCCTGAAGGAGCTTTGAGAGATGGCGCACACTGGTAGCGTGACATTTTCCGGTCGGTCGATCCTGGTCACGCGACTCAGGGGAACCGGTGCCGAACCGCTCAATATTGGTTGGGGCACCGGCACCGCAACCGGACATGCAAATAGCGATGTCAATCTGTTCGTGCCAGGCAGCGAGACACGCGTCGCTGGCACCAGCACAGGCGTAAGCACATCGTTCCTGGCGGATACCTACCAGGTGACCGGCGCGATCACCGCAGCCGGTGCCAAGACAATCACCGAAGTAGGGTTGTTCGACACGACCACGCTCTCGGGCACCGCTACGCTCGCGGCGTCGATCACTGCCTCGGCAACGTCGGCGACCCTGTCTGCGACCATCGGACCGACCACGCTGAACTTCTACGGCCAGGTCGGCAACGAATGCGTGCTGGTCACCGGCGGCCAGAACACCAGCGTGCTTACCATCACCCGCGCGCAGCTGGGCAGCACTGCCGCAATCCAGGCATCCGGCTCCTCATTCACGGTCGGTGGAGATGGCGGCGCGCGCGCATCGTTCACTCTTGGCGGCCAGACTGCGACCGTTGCCGCGGCGCAAGGCGGCAATATGTTTGCCGCCGCTGACTTTGCCGGTCTCGCGCTCAACACCAGCGATTCGATCCTGTTCACGATAACGGATCAGTTCAGCGGGGCGTAAGCCATGAAGGCTGAAGGATTCAGATAGTGGTCGCGAACTTTCTCTGGGGCACTGTACCGAGTGCCTATAATCTTCTGACAACCGAGCTGAACTCTCTGGCATCCGGCAGCGGCACCGCGCTTGGACCTGAGATCGACAATACGACATTCGCCTATCAGATCGGCAGGCTGCATCTTCACCTCGCATCCAACTCTTTGGCGCTTGTTGTTGGCTCCCAGTGCAACGTGTTCTTCCTGTCCTCGAACGCAGGCAGCACCTATCCGACTTACACCAGTGGCAGCAGCTACAAGCTGGCCGAGTCAAATTATCTCGTTGGTTCGATCGCGCTCAATCCGGCTACGCAATCGGCGAACACGGTGGACGAGTGGCTGGAGGGTGTCTTCATTCCGGCGGGCAAGTTCAAGACGGTGCTAGTCTACGTGGGAGCTGGCGCTGGCACGCTGCCGGCAAGCGGCAACACACTCGATATATTCCCAACGCCCTCGCAGTACTAAGTGCTGATCTATCCAGGCAAACTTCCGGCGCAGTCCCCTGCTCAGGGCCTATTCCTGGGGCGGTCGGACCCGGCCATGCGCGGGTATCCGAGGCTCAATAAGCTCGATCCTCTGTCGCAGGGACTGGTCTACTACTACAGCCTGGACTCCTACACGATCTCAGGGACCACAGTTCGCGACCTGTCGGGCAACCGCAACGACGGCGCCACGGTAAGCTCCCCCGCTCCGGCCAGTGCGTTATTCGGTCAGTCGCTCGCGTTCAGTAGCTCCTATGTCACGACGCCATCCATAACCTACAGCAGCACAGCCTTCGCTCTTGCATGTTGGGTATATATTGGCGGAGGCAGCGGCTACCGGACGATCTTCCGGTTTGACACGGGTTCTGGCTCCTTTGGCCCAGGGTTCTATCTGAATTCGTCCGGGTTTCTGGACATGTACCTGAATGCCACTGACAACCAGTATGCAGTGGTCCCGCCTAATAACGCCTGGTGGCACTACTGCGTAACGGCTCAGAACGACAACTGGACGCTCTACGTCAACGGGATCGCTCGCGCATCCACCACCTGGTCCATCGGTTCGATCACATCCGTCGGTAAGATAGGCAACGACAACTTCAGCCAGTTCTGGAATGGAAGGCTAAAGGACTTCCGCCTCTATAATCGGGCACTGTCTCCGGCCGATGTCGCGCGGCTTGCTAGCAACACATCCGGAGGAGCTGGCTTGCTGGTGCCTCGTCGCCTTATCATCGGTGCAGGCGGCCCAGTCCAGCGCAGCCAGATTGTCACTCTTACGCTAGCCGAGGCTTTGTCTTCCGGTAATGCGCGAGGCCATCCAGTTGCGCTAGTACTTGCCGAAACACTGAAGCTTAAGAACCAGGGCAGAGTTATCAGGTCTGCATTGCTCGGGCAGACACTAAAGGTCAAAAACCAGGGCAGAGCAATTCGTAAGATCACGCTGGCCGAGACGTTGACCGCGAAGAAGCAGGCGCGGCATAAAACACCCATTACGCTTGGTGAGACCTTCGTTTCGGCGCAGATCAAGACGAAACTGCAATCCGCTGCCGCCGCGCAGGCCGAAACCATTACTGTCATCAAGCAGGCCGGCAGCCAGGGCGCTGACTTTCTGCTCGGCCAAACGACCAATGTCCTGAAACAAGTCAGTAGCCAGAGCGTCGATTTCTCATTGGCGCAGGTGCTGGCGACGCTGAAACAGGTCACCCATGTGACCGCTGTCACGCTAACAGAATCGTTCTCCGCCGCGGCGATCAAGACAAAGCTACAGAGTGCAACTGCCACGCTGGCAGAAATCATTTCTGTTGCGCGCCGTGCGTCGCTCGCTCGTGCCGTCTCCATCACTCAGACGATCACCACGCGTAATCAGGCGCGATATACGATCACCTTAGCGCTGGCGCAGACAGTCTCTATCGTCCGTCGTGTGGGCAAACTGATCGCGTTCTCCGTTGGCCAGATCATTACTGCCGGCACTGTTGTAATCCGGAACGGCCTGTCCGTCCCATTCCTCCAAACGCAGGCATTCAGTGCGTCGACCATCAAGGCGAGAAGCCAATCAGCAGCCGTTGCGCTGACCGAGACGGTAGCCGTTCGGAAGCAGACGGGGAAACTCGCTGCTATCGCATCGGCACAGATCGTCGCCGTCAAACGCCGTGCCGGCAAGGCGGTGGCCTTCACCAACATAACCATGATCGGCGGGCGGAATACCGCTCGCATAGCCGTGCGACTGGCACAACTGGAGATCGCTGCAGCTGCTCCGCATCGGCTCACACGCCTGGCAGTGCACGCAGCACAAGGGCAGACCGCCCGGGTGCAAACCCGGTTTGGCCACTTCGTCGGCCTACTGCAATCCTTCGCGGTCATCACCGCGGCCGTCGTCTCGCGCGTCGTCAAATTCGTCGCGCTCCGCACGCTATCGCCTACGCCATCCCGCACGGTCACGCTGACCCGGTTCCTGCCGTCGATGGCGTTCGATCTGCTGATCTCTGCCGGGCAGCCCTCGTGGCCCGATCGCACCACGCAGGACGGTCTGGACTACTGGATCGACACAACCGGCATGTTCGACGCCGGCGACGATCTGGGCGCTATCTCGGTCGCGCTCCAGCCGAACGGCATCAACGACCTGGCGCTCGACTGGACAATGATCGCAGGCCAGTTCGCCTGCTTCTATCTCAGCGGCGGCGTGGTCGGGCAGTCGTACGCCGTCGGGATCAACGTGCAGAGCAAGGGTGGCCGCAGTTTCTCGATCACCGGCACGATCGCCGTGACCGCCGCCGGCACGCTCTCGCTGTCGCCCGGGCCGCTGACGTTGCCGGCCAACACATTGCTGATCGCCGACAAGCCGCTCGTGCTGCCGTCCGGCCAAGTCCTCGTGCTGCCAGGAGTTTCGTGAATGTCAGGATCAGGTGGGGTCGGCTGGGACAGTCTGCCGGAAGTTGGCGGCGCCGGCGTTCCAGCGACGCAGGTCAACGCGACAGATACCGCGGTCATTTCGCAGTTCACATCATCCGCTACGCCGCCGAGTAACCTGCCTTATCGCGCGCTGATCGGTCAGTTGCTCGCCATCGCCAAGCGATTCGTCACCTATGCGGCGGCCGGCAATAATCAGGGCACCGCTACGCCGATTTCCGCTCCGATTTCCCTCATCGCCAGCGGCACCGGCGGCGTGATCCTCACTCCCCCGACCGATGGGAGCTTCACGGGATCGATCAAACCGCTGAACCGCACTGGCGTGACCATCAATGTCTATCCGCCAGTGGGCGCGCAGATCGAAAACCTGGGCACCAACGTCGCCGACTCGGTGGTGAACATCGGCAATCCTGAATATCTCCAGGTTTCGGCGACGCTATGGCGCAGCATCTGATTCGCCGTGCCGTTCTGGCGTTTGGGCTGCTGTGCGGGTTCGCGCACGCCCAGACCGGGCCTATGCAGCGTCAGAACAACCTCCTCGATCTGACGAATATCGGCCAGGCCAGGACGAATCTCGGCCTCGGCACGATTGCCACGCAGCCCGCAAACAACGTCCTGATCACCGGCGGCTTCATCGACGGTGTGCCGATCGGATCCGCGGTTCCTGCCAACGGCACGTTCAACCTGCTGACGGTGAACACGCCAGGCACTGGTCTGACCAACGACGTGAACGGTCTGAAGGTACTGTTCGGCACGACGGTCGGCACGGTGGCCGCCGGCAATGATTCGCGATTCTCGGGATTTGCGGTCAGCATCCCGACCGCGGCTCTTCTCAGCGGCAATGGGAGCGCGTTGGGCGGCGTGTCTGTGGGCGCCGGATTGTCCCTTTCGGGCGGCATTCTCTCCGCGACCTCGGCCGCTCCGGTCTCGCTGGATGCTGGCGTGATCACGTCCGGCACGCTCGGCGCCGCACGCCTCCCCAACCCTACCACGGGCACGCTAGGCGGCGTCCAGGCGGTTGGGGCTGTCTCGCACCAGTTCGTCACTTCGATCTCCACACTGGGCGTACCGGCGCTCGCACAGCCATCTGCAGCGGACATTTCCGGCCTGGCCGCCAGTGCGACCACGGACACCACCAGCGCGTCGAACATATCGTCGGGCACATTGCCTGCTGCACGGCTGCCGAACCCGTCAGCGGTGTCCCTGGGAGGAGTCCAAAGCGCGGCGGTCGTCAGCCACCAGTGGCTTACCTCGATCTCCACCAGCGGCGTACCGGCCCTCGCACAGCCCGCATTCTCTGACATATCGGGATCGGTTGCGGCGGCGCAGTTGCCGAACCCGTCCGCCACAACGCTCGGCGGTGTGCAAAGCGCGGCATCGGTATCGCACCAGTGGATTGCCTCGATCTCGACGTTGGGCGTTCCGTCGCTGTCGCAGCCTGCGTTCACGGACATCTCCGGCATCGTCACCACCGCGCAGATGCCGGCGCTGACATCCGGCAACCTGTACGTCGGCAACGGGTCCAATGTCGCGGCATCCGTCGCGATCAGCGGCGACGCCACCCTGGCGAACACCGGAGCGCTGACGGTATCGAGCTTCGGCGGCGTGGCGTTCGGCACGGCGGCGGGGAAGAACACGGGCGCATCGGGCGGGACTGTGCCGCTGCTGAATGGCGTGAACACCTGGGGCGCTCCTCAGACGTTGGTGTCCATCACGGAAGCTCCCGTTGCGGTTGGTGTGGTTGCCACCGACACGGCCAATCTTCAGGCCGTCCTCAACTCGGTGCCATCTAGCGGCGGAACAATTAGGATTCCCGCCGGGACCTACGCGATCGGCGCGAACCTTCTGATGAAATCCGGCACAACGGTTTCGTGCGCAGGCGGCGCCATTCTTCAACCAGCGGCGCCATTCACCATCACCGGGAACACGCACTCCAGCACTACGGTTGACGGAATTTCGCCGGCCGACATCGCTAAACTGATCGTAGGACAGGCGGTCCAGGGATCGGGCATCACAGCTAACTTCCCGAACAACAATCGGATAGCGTCGATTAATATAGGGGCCGGCAGCATAACGCTCGATATCGCCACGACTACATCGGTCACAGCGGATACGCTGACGATTGTGGTTGGCTCTACAATCACCAACGTTAACAACACCGCGACGACAATAACGGACCATGATCTTCGGGTGGAAGGCTGCTCATTCGACTCTGCCACCAATAGCGCCACGGTCTCAAAGCACATTGCGTTCATGTCAGTGCAGCGCGCATGGGCCGATAAGAACTACTGCAATGCCGGTTCTGATTGCGTGGCATTCATCGGAAGTGATGACACGTGGGCGACGAATAACGTCGCGTACAACATGCAGAATGCCTGCTGGGATAATTGGAACCATCCGACGCATCTGCACATTCTTGGGAATCATTGCACAGTTACGGTGGCTAGGGGGTTCAGTACGCTTGTCACCGGGAGCATCGAGACCGGTGCCGGATACGCAAACCACGTCACGATAGCGAACAACCAGACAACAGTGCTGACCTCTGGGAGCTTTACACCGATCTGGATACAGGGACTGAACTTTGCCAACTCCGGTGCGTCAAATGTCCTGATTGAGAACGAGGATATTGATGGAACGGGCGTTGCCGCGAACTGCATGAAGATTTCTGGCAGCGGGACCAACATCCTCGTCAGGAACATTCACTGTTATAACATCAACGGCACGCAGATTGTGTCGATCACATCGGCGGGGGATGTCGGCGGAACGCCAAGCAATGTGACCTTACAGAATTGGACGATCGACACCGCGACGCTGACGGGGGCTGCCATCACGGCTGATACAGGGGTCACCAACTTCAGGATCTCCGGCACTCGCATGACCAACGTCAGCGGGCACACATATGCGCTAGTGCTGAGAAGCACGAACAATTACGTATCTGATAATCAGTTTCAGGCAGGGAGCAGCGGAACGTACAATCTGTCTGGTTCGTCCAATAATACGATATACGACTCAGCGCCGTACTCCTGGACGCCGGTGATGAACAGCAACGGATCATCGACAGGTTGGACCGAGACCAATATCGGCAGCTACTACTGGCAGGGTAAGAATCTCAGAGCCTGTCTTCGGGTGGTGATATCGGGTAAGTCGGGCGTATCGGCAGGAGTCATAACTGTGACGGGCATGCCGGTCGCGGCCAGCAACACGCTGGGATTCGCACAGCCTATCGCTATGTCCAGCGCATCCAATTTTTCTAGCCTGACGAAGCCGCCGGTAATGCAAATCAATAAGGGGCAGTCGCTTATGGCGCTGTTCACCGGAATTACCAATGCCGACACGGCTCTGACTGACGCGAACATATCGGCATCCGCATCATTCAACGCCTGTGATGTCTACGCTTTTGACTAGGACAGCCACTCCAGTGCCGTCTCGCTCAGGAAGATCGGATTGCTCACGCAGAGCCTAGGACGTGGAGCCTTGACGGTCTTTCTAGTCTGCACCAGCTTTTCCACCCACGGATGACGAGTGCAACATTCGTCGTAAAGTGCCATGGCGCCCGACTTGCGCAGTTTTAGGGACGTTTCGCCCATCGCGATGTCAGCTGGGTTATACCGCACTCCGTTGAATCGCAGGAACCGGCCCAACTCCTCGTAGGGCGAAGCAACGATATCCTCGTAGAACTGAGCCAACGGCGGCGCGCTCGCGAAGTGATGGATGATGTGATCGATAGCCGTCTCGGCCTCAGTGATTGCCTGCACCCATTCGACTACCAGAGCGACTGCGGCGCCGACTGTTATATTGATGTTGGAATCCTGGCCATGTTGCGAGGAATGCCATACCCCGGATTCTGTCGCATAAACGTAAGAGATTGCCTGCGCCAAGATGTCGCGACGCAACAGCGTCGTGTAACGCCACTGGCGCAATATTGAACTGTCTATGACATCAGAGAGAGCGTCAAACCTGTGCGGCGCGATCTGAAACCATGAAACGCCCCCGAGCTTGGCTCGTTTCAGAGCTTGTGCGAACGCCCATAGCAGTTGAGGCGCTGTCTTGATCCACGCATCCCGCGGTATTTCGTTGAATGTCTCATCGCCGGTGCCACAGATGCCCGTACCACGGACGATATCGGCAAGGAATGTGCTGCCACACCGGCCAGGGATAAGAGTAACGGTTATGCTGGGACTTCCGAGCCATTCCAGCAGTTTGGGGTAAATTTCCTCAGTGACTCGCTCGCCAGGGAACGCCTCGGAAAGATGTAGTTTGGTCATTGAAACACCTCCACTGGTGCCCACAAGGTTGCGGCGGGAAGCCCGGTGTGGTGCCGGACGTTCGGGGATCAACCTATCCCGCCGTCGGCACTCATCGTCAGATCATGCCACGAAGTCAAGGAATCCCCTATGCGCCGCCTGATCCTAGCCGCCGCCCTGGTGGCGCCGATGCTCGCCCACGCCCAGCAGCCGCCGCAGACCGTGCCCGTGCCGGCTGACGTGCTCGGCGCTACAATGGCGTTCCTGCAGAACGGCGGGAGCCATAACGAGGGCGCGCTCCTGGCCAAGCAGATCATCGACGCGGCCCAGGCGGCACAGCGAGCAGCGCAGGCTCCGAAGCCGGTCGATCCGCCGAAGTCATCTGATTCAGACGGGAAGTAATCCAGCGAGGGACCGAGCCGGTTGGACGGCCCGATCCCTCTCCCCCGGACCTCACGGTCCAAGTCCCATGACTGCATCAACAGCCACGGGTGAGAAAGGATGTCACGAAACGCAAGCCGACACAGTGACGCCGCTCACATAGGGCGGCGCGGAGGATATCCGCATGCACACGCTTCTGCTTTGCCACCCTCGGTTCGGAACTGGAACGTCGATGGTTGAACGACTGCGGCAGATGGATACCAGCGCGTGGGTGGTCTCGATCGGGACCGTGCTCATGCTGCTATTGAGCGTGGGACAGAATGTGTTCGGCGCAGGCGGTGTGCTTGGGCATGACGCTGCGACCGTCGGGCAATTCCAGAAGCAGCTCGACCAGATGCAAATGTCCATCGGCGCGCTCAGCGACAAGATCGACCACGGGCCGCGCATGGACCAGATGCAGGATATCGTGCGGCGGCTGTCCGAAGAAGCTGGCCGCATGGATGCCTACGACGCGCGTATTCGGGCGCTCGAGCAACTGGAAGCTGGCATGGCCGTGCGCGTGGACGGCATCGACGCCGCATCCCGCGCGCAACTGACGGGGCACAAATGATCCGCCTCCTGCCTATCATGCTGCTGTCCTGCTGTTCGCAGGCAGTGGTCGAGCCGCCGGCGGCGGCTCACATTGAGATATCGGCTGATCTCCTGTCGTGCCCGCATGCTGTGCCTGCGGTGCCGGTGCCGCCAGCGCCTCGCACGTTTGAGGCGGCGATCGAGTGGGCGAGGAAGACTGAAACTGCCAGGTCTGAAACGGCCTCCGCTCTTGAGGTCTGCCGGGCGCGGCTGGAGCGCGTGCTGGCGCTGGTGGCGCCGTGACCGATCCCGTCGCCCCCTGGACGCACCACCGCCCCTGGCGGAACTGGAATCCCGGCGATCTGCGTCCGCGTCACGGTGCGCCTCCGTGGCCTGGGCAGGTGGCAGTGGACAACGGCCCCGGCGGTCCATTCGCGATCTTTGCCACGCGGCCGGATGGCTGGGCAGCGCTCGGCCTGTGGCTGCTTGATGCGCACGATAATCGAGGCCTGCGCAGCGTCGGCGCCATGATCGACGTATTCGCGCCACCCTCCGAGAACGCCACCGCATCCTATGCCGCCGGCGTCGCGGCAAAGCTCGGTCTGGCGCTCGATGCTGATGTTGACGTGCACGTCGTGGCTACCCGGCAGGCGCTGTGCCAAGCGATCGCGCATTGGGAAGACTACCAGGCGCAGTGGCCAATCGCTGAGATCGCGGCTGGCATGATCCTGTGCGATGCGCGCTGGCCTGCGTTCCTCGCGGCGGCGACGGGACATGCGGCGCCGGCTGGCGGCTTTCCCGATGTGTCTGCTGACGAACTTAATGCAGCAGAACTGTCCAATGTTTCACGTGAAACGGAGCAACCATGAGCGAGACCACCACCACGCCGCCAGCGCCAGTCACGATGGCTGAGCCGTCGTGGGCCAAGCCAAGTATTGCATTCTTCTCTCTGGCCCTATTTGCCGCCGGGCTCGGCGTTGCCTGGTGGGCAAAGAACGACAACGCCCTGGCAATCATGCTCGGCGCCGTCGTGTCGAACGTCACGACCGTCATCCAATTCTACTACGGCTCATCCAGCGGCTCGGCAGCGAAGACGGCGCTGCTGGCGCCGACCAAGCCGTGAGGCTGGCAGCGCTCCTACTCGCGCTGCTGACGACCGGCTGCATCTGCCCCGACTGCTATCTCAACCCCGGCTGCGTCCAGGAGATGGCGCGGCATCCTGTCTACCATCCCGACTGTCCATGAAAGGACACCACATGAACCGCCGCCACCTTCTCATCGCCACGCCGGCACTCCTGCTGGCAGGCTGTGTCACCGGCAACACTGCGCTCGCCACCGTCGCACAGGACGTTGCCACGATTGCGTCGGGTCTGCTCGGCGTGCTGCCGAACCTGCCGGCGAACATCATTCCGTCTGCCACCATGGCAGCGGTTGGCGCCGCGGTGGCCGACCTGCAATCGCTTGCCTCGCAGGTGTCGTCCGCAGCCAGCACCACGGCGGCGCAGCCGATCGTCAAGCAGGTCGAGACGGACGTGAACACCATCGTCAACGCGCTGGCTGCGTTCCCCATCCCGGCGCCGTTCAGCACGGCTATCCAGGCCGCGGCGGTCCTTCTGCCGATTATCGAGGTAGCCGTCGGTTTCGTGGTTCCTGCCTCCGCCGTGCGAGGCGCCATGACACCGGACCAGGCGCGCGCCGCCCTCAAGGCGGTTGCGCGGTAGGTAAGCCATGAAGCTCGGCCGCCTTCCCCACGATCCCGCCCGCGTTGCCAGCGCACCGTCGCTGGCGGCGCATCGGTTCGCCGCAGCCGCGCCACCGCGCGCTGTGGTGGACCGGTCGGGGATACCGTTTTCGCCTGGGCTGTACCAGAACGACAGCCTCCCCGACTGCACCGCTGCCGGCTTGGCAAACGCTGCCTCAGCGGTGGCGTGGGCCGAGCAGGGGTTTCAGCCCGTCATCCAACCGGCCCTAGTGGTGGATTTCTACGCTGCGTGCATCAACCGACCGAGCGCCACCGATGCCGAACTGATGGCCACGGACGGCGCCGTCATGCTCGACGTGCTGACGCGGCAGGCAACGCTGGGCTTCGACGTGGGCCAGCAGGTGCCGCTGGTGGGCCTATTCGGCACGCTGCCGCTGGCCAACATTCCGCACGCGATCGACCGGCTGTCCCATGCCTATCTCGGCGTCACGCTGCGTGAGCGGGACATGGACATGGCGGCGCTCTGGGACGTGCAGGACGGCCGGGACGATGGTGCCGTGGTTGGTGGCCATTGCCTTGTTGCCTGGGACTACACGGGGCTCCAGGACGGCGACACGGTGCGGCTGGTGACGTGGGGGCAGTTCCAGCCTGCGACATGGCCGTGGCTGCGGGCGCGGGTGGACGAGGCCTATGCGCTCACGTGGCGACAGAACAGCGGCGTCGATGCCGACACGCTACGGGCCGAACTGGACGAGTTCACCGGCTGATGTCTGGGGACAATCCGAGATGACGGGCCACCGGGGGAAACCTGGTGGCCTTTTTTGTTGTGTGAATGCAAGGAGTGATTCTGATGCCAGTGAATGTGCCAACGATCGAGGATTTCGACGCGCTGACTGCTGAGATGGATGTGCTCACTGCGCGGGTGGCCGTACTCGAGGGCGCCACGGGAAGTACCGGGGCGACGGGCTCGACAGGCTCCACTGGTACAACGGGCGCGACAGGCAGCATAGGCGCCACGGGAAGCACGGGCTCGACCGGCGCCACCGGCAGCACGGGCACAACCGGCGCCACGGGCACCACCAACACCGGCGGCGGCAGCACCAATGCGTGGCCACCGATGCTCGGCTATTGGCGAGCGTCGTCACTCGTTGACACGACGATCCCCGACGAAAGCGGCCACGGCCAGGACGGCACCGTTCATGGGCCGATCGCATTGTCGGCCGCGCCTGTCGGTCAGGCGCTGCAACTGGACGCCTCTACGTTTGTCGCTCTGTCCCCAGGCGACGGCGTGTGGCGCAACGTCAACGCCGGGCCGCTGTCGATCGTGTGGATCGGCAACCCGGACGCCGCGAGCATCGACATCGCGCACGGCAACGATCCCGTGACGTGGCTGTGCGCCCGCAAGCCGGGGAACGGGATGCTGTTCTGGCTCTGGGCGAGCGGCTACGGAACTCGATGGACACCGACGGGCGGGCAGGGCGTGGACAACGATTCGCCGAACGCCACGAACGGACAGACTGTTGGCTCGGTGTCCGCCGGCACTTGGTTCATGGGCGTGACGCTTCTCACGCCGGTAGCCGGCCAGCCCGATACGCTGTCCGTGAACGTGGACACGCGGACGGATGGCAATAGCAGCCCGGTCTGGGGCGGTGGCGACGTCATGTTCACCACGGCGCCGGACGGGGGCACGATTGGCGCCGATCCCGCCGCGGCGACGCCGTTCCCGTCCTTCACCGGCCGCTGGCGTGCGATGATGGTGTTCCGAGGCACGCTGACTGCGGCGCAGATCGCCGCGCTGAGTGCCGGCTCTGAACCGTCGCCGAGCGGATCATCCGGAACAGGTGGCGCGACGGGGGCGCCTCCGCCCGTGTCTCCGCCATCTCCTCCGCCGCCTGTTGTGGCAACCAATCTCGCCGCGGCACCATTCACTGCGGCGATTAGCAATGCTGGCGGGACGCTGGCGCCGAGGTTCGCATGAACATTATCATTCCGCGGCTGCCCGAAGGGGAGAGTGTCTATAAGGATTTCCCAGTGGTGGGAAAGCCAGGCTGGTACAAAGTCACAGAATACGGGACCGGGCGCCCGCTCAAGCCATTGATCCGGTGCAATTGTGGTCACGTTACCGGAATAGGACTGCACCACGTACACGCCGATGGGACCGTCACCGCTTCTTTCTACCACAAGCGCGGAACCAATTATCCGGAACAACCTGACGGCTGCGAGTGGCACGTGTTTCTGACGCTCGCGAATTGGGATATGGGGGACATTCCTCCGGACACGAAACCATGACCTTCCTCGCCTTCCGCCCCTTCGACCAACCCACCGCCGCGCGCACCGTCACCCTGGCGCCGAGGGTGGCGTGATGAGCAAGGCCAGCGATGATTACGCGAATCGCATAGACTACCTACGCCAAATAGCTGATGAGTTAGATGCTAGCGCGGTAGCATCACCGTGTTCTGAAGCGCAAATTATCCGACAAGCAGCGCGAGAACTCGAAGAACTTCGCCGCATAGCATACGGTGAACCGATATGACATTCCTAGCCTTCCACCCCTTCGACGTTCCCACCCAGCCGCGCACCGTCACGTTCGCGCATCCGTTCCTGCCCGGCTTTCTGCCACGAGGCGCTGGCCTGTTGATAGGCAACCAGCCAGCGCAGGTGGACGTACTGCAGAGCCGCCCAGACGGCAGCGTCAAGCACGCCCTCGTCGCGGTGCAAGTGCCAGCGCTGGCGATGGGCGAATGGGCGCCGGGGGATTTGACGGTTGGTGGGGCACTTGTAGGGACGCCTCTTGCCCTGGTGACCGACGCGGTGGTTACGATCGCCGTAGCTGGTGCAGCTCCCATCACCATCCCACTGCAAGGCAGTTGGCAAAATGATCCATGGCGCAACGGGCCGCTCGTGACGGAGGGTCGCGTCTACATCCCGGTTCCCGACTTATCGCCTGACTTCGAGCTTGTGGTTGACGTGGCCTGCTTCCGTGATGGCACCCCGACCCGCGTGGATGTGGGCTTCTCCCGCTCGCTGGTGGACATCGGCACTGCCGCGCCAGCGTTGGTGCCGAACCTCTCTTACGACGTGAGAATCGAAGGTGAGGGACAGATTGCTTCGTACTCGTTGGATGGCTGCTCCTTTATCGCCAACGTTGTCGGCACCACGGCAACCGTCATCGGCAAAGTGAACGGTGTTCCAATAATCAACACTGGCGTCTCGGCCCTACGTGCTGACGGCTACTCGCTTGAGCCTGACGTAGAGCTGACCGCGTTCGATCCACCGACAAACACCTTCACCCTCAACCACGCGCGCTACTCCGGCCTGTTCTGCTTCTCGCAGGGCAACACCCATGCGCTAGGCCAGGTCTGGCGGCATACGGTCAACGAGCAGCCGGTCCATCCGATGTTTGACACACAGCTGCTACGACAGTGCGGCCTGATGATCCACCGGGACGATCTGGGCGTTACGGGAATTCCCGTTTCGGCATGGCCACCGATCGCGCCACTGGCCGATGGTGGTGTGACGCGATACTTCCCGTCGACCGGCGACCGCGACGAGATAGGCCCCATGCCCGGTCCAGTCGCGAGTTGGCTAATCTCCCAGGATCCAGGCGCCTATCTGGCCACGCTGCCGATGCTGCGCGGCTTCGGCGCCGTGCCGTGGCATCTACGCGACCGGGCCAGTGGCAAGTGGTTCTCGGCAACGGACTTCCCTGGCCAGCAGATCCAGCAGCTCTCGCAGGGCAACGGCTGGACGATCGACAGCGCGCACGCTGGCTGTGCTGCGGCGGTTCCGTGGTATCTGACGGGACGGCGCATGTGGCTCGATGACCTGGAGGCCCAGGCTGCGGCCACGCAGTCAACGCAGGTGGACGATCACGGCAACAGGTCCATCGTCGTGAGCTTTCCGACATCCAACGCGTCGGCGCTCCCGTTCACCGTGGGCAACGGCCAAACCCGCGCGATGGCGTGGTCACTCCGAACGCTGATGCTCGGTGCCGCGCTGATCCCGGATGCCCGCTATCTGTCGACCGCGCTGCGGACGATCGTCGCCGGCAACATCGTGGCGTTGCGCGACTATATGGCGTTCGCCAGGCCGTTCCAGGGAGACCTGGCGCTGATCCCAGGGCAGCTATCGAGCGGCGCCGTGTGGGCCGGTATTCCCATGTGGCAGGTCGACTACTACGCGATGGTGCTGGCCTGGATGCACAGGCTCGGCATGGAGTGCGCCGACGTGCTGGCGGAGACCGCGAGCTTCCTGTCCGGGCCGTTCCGCAATCTGGGGTACCCCGTTGAGGGCGCGTGGCCCTACCAGCTGACGCTCACCGGATCAACTGGGACGCTCGCATCGGATTGGCCGACGTTAGCCACGATCCGGCTGGCCGACCCGAACAACCAGCCGCCCGTCGACCAGATCACCGGGGGCGATCCTGCCTATGCGGCATTGCGTTATGGGAGCCTCGGAGCACTGATCGACGCGATTGCCGATCCGAACGCGATTACGGCGCGCGCTTGGATGGATGCGAACCGGTCCCCGACCAACGCCATGAAGTTCTGCGTCGACACAGCGGCGGTTCAAAGTGCCGGCGCGACCGAGTTCAAGTTCGCTCAGGTGGGTTTTACGCGGTAGGGGGGGGTTCAGGCAGTTTCAGTCGTTGCGGAACGAACGGCGCGGAGCCGGTCAAGCCAATCACGAGCAGTCTCGAACTGCAACCGCTCACCGCCGTCGTGCATGTTTAGAATGCTGGCATAATGGCTTTGAAGTTTCACGCTTTCCTCAAGCGCCTCCAATGTATGGCTTATCCAACACTCGGTCTGCCAGCCTGATCGCGTCGATAATCTCACTCATCTCACTCGCCGGGGTTAGAGGGCACGTCCGCCGGAGACCCACTCCGGCTCGATTTCGATTTCCAGCGTTGGATCTCGCCGCCAGTCGAAATACGCCATGTCAGTGACGATGCCATTCTCGCCGACGTATTCTTTGTGGTGTGTGTGCCAGTACTGCAACACGCGACGAGGCTCACTGTTCATAGTCGGACCCGCCGCGCAGCAGCGGATATTTGGCGGATCTCCATAATGCAATTCGCGCGCACGAATGTCATCCGCCAGACGGCGGCCGTCGCGTCCGAAGCGGTCAAAGCTACCTTGGCTAAATGCCACACGGAATTCCGCCCCACAGCCTTGGCAAGTAATCTCGGCCAATACCGCTTCATCACAATAGATATCAGCGCATCGCTTCGGCTCAAAGGTGCAATAGCGAGGCACAGCATACTCATCGAACCATTGTGGCGCCTGTGCGATCTTAGACCTAATGTCATCGTAGTCTTCGTGCATCGTGATAATCCGGGGTTAGGGGGTGGCTTTACGATACGGGCTGGAATCCGTCAGTGCCGGGAGGCGAGGGGACGGCCACCCAGTCACGACGATTGAACCGCTCCCAAATCTTTCCGTCGTCGGTCAGAACGAATAGCAGGTCCCCGCCCTCTCGGATGCCAACGCCTTCAGCGGTGCGCTCTTCGGCCAAGTTCATCACTGCGATCTGGACAATCTTACTCACTGTCAGTTCCTCACCGGGTTCTAGGTTAGAGGTAGGACGCGTCATCAGCGAGAGCGTCTACCGGCGTCATGCCATCATCGTAGGAAGGGCGCCAGCAGTCGGCTCCCGTGCCCTGCCAGAACTCATCGGCGCCCGCATAACCGCGGCGCTTCGATTCTGCGTTCAGTTCGTTCAGCCATGCGTTGAAGTCCATCGCCTTTCTCCTTTGGGGTTCTAGGATATTGGGTCAATGTGAGGTCTAAACGGCACCATCGCATCCCTCGCCTGCATCGACGATCGTCCTGCATTGATCTCGTAGGCTATCTGCTTAGCTCGCACCTCGGTTGCGCATTCGATAAGGAAACCGTCAGGATGATGGACGAACCACCACTGGCCAGGTCCGACATCTGCGAACTTTTGAACTGCTACCGGCACCGCTGATTCTGGGTGCGCGAATTGCATATGTCGTGTGTCCATCTCATTCACCGGGGGGTTCTAGGTGTTCACTGTGACGGATGTCGAAGTGGTCACTTTAGCTGGAGTGACCACGATGGCTCGGAAGCTGTCGCCACGCGCCGCCAAGTGCTCAATCTCGCACTCCCATTCGGCGCGGTCCGTGAAAGCGCGATAGGTGATGTAGTACTCAGTGCTGGCCGGATAGCCGTGCCCAGGATGCGTTCTCGAACGCTCATCGCCAGGTATATACACCGAAGTCTGGCCGAGGATTGCGAAGTGCGGACCAGTCGGGATGTCATTGAACTGCGTCATCTCACTCACCGGGGTTAGGTGCAATCGGCAAGCAGGTCGAGCATGGCGACTTTTGCCGCACGATAGCCAGCCTCGAACCCGACCTGATGTTCATGGGCTACGGCCGACGTATCAGCGCGCAGGTTTTTGATGCAGCCTTCAACGCGCCTGAGAACCACGTCGGTCATCGCGTTCATCATGTCGAAGTGTAGATCTTCGCGGGCCATTTCTCTCACCGGGGTTACGTTGCATTCTGAGCGGAACGACGTTTCGCCCACTCGACAAGTTCCTGTAGCTCATCGTTCGTCGGCAAGTTCTGGAGATACCAGCGCTTCCACTGTCGCCGCATTTCGTCCGCTTCAGTCGGCGTTCTAACCCAGTTGTCACCGATCAATTGCGGCATCAATTTCGCTCCGGGGTCTAGGGGGGTTATTCAGGAACGGCCATCAGATCGTTCGACGCGGGCCGCAGCAACTTAGCGATGCCCGGATCGCGCGATAGGATGACGCGCACCACCTCGCTGGGCGACTTGCCAGCGCGCCCGCAAATGGTGCGCAGTGCATCGTCAATCTCCGTCGAGAGTGTGATCTGACGCGCAACATATTTCGATGAGTTGCCGTGTCTGTGGGGCATCGTTATCGACCGCTGGTTCGCCTTGACACCGTCAAAGTATACCCCGTATAGTTAACCGTCAAGATAGAAAGTTTCGCCGCCTTGTCGAAATCTGCATCGAACAGGAAATCGCAACCCGAACCGCCGGCCGAACCGCACCTAATAGGCTACGCGAGAGTGTCCATGGCCGACCAAAATCCGCAATTGCAGATTGATGCCCTTGTAGCAGCCGGCGTGGACGCCCGCGACATATATTGGGAGAAGGCGAGCGGGACCGGCATCAAAAAGCGGCGCGAGTTCCAGGCGATGATGAAGGACGTGCGCGAAGGCGATACCGTCGTGATCTGGAAGCTGGACAGGCTCGGCCGGAATGCCATGCAGCTCTACCAGACCTCGCAGGACATCCAGGCTAAGGGCGCCAATCTGCGGGTCCTGACGACGCCTGGCATGGATACCTCGACGCCTATGGGCCGGGCGATGTTCGGGATGCTGGCGGTGTTCGCCGAGTTCGAGGCGGGCATCGGCAAAGAGCGCACCATGGCCGGGCTGGCTCGGGCACGGTCCGAGGGCAGGGTGGGCGGCGCTGCTCGGAAGCATACGTCTGACGCCATCCTGGAGTTCGCCAAGCTGGGCACGAAGCCTGGCGCTCGCGCCGCAGGCTTGACTGTCTCCGGCTTCATCAAGGCCCGCGATCGAGCGCTCGCCGAGAAAGGAAAATCCGATGAGTGAGAAGACCGCCGACTTACTCACGGTCAACGACGCTTGCTCACATTGTGGGCGCAAAGCTGGCGAAGGCGGATGCGACTGGATTGAATGTCCAGGGCATTCTCCACGGACGACCGAACGCGAAATGAATATTACCCGCGCGCTCACTGAAGCGCTTGCGAGAATGCACCTGGGAGACTCGGTGGCGGCGCGCCTAATGGCTACAGCGCCTCAACTGCTGGCGGCGCTCCGGGCCGTTGTAAGCGTGGCAGACCGCAAGACAGCCGAGTTTGATTTGGCTCATGCCGCCATAGCAGAGGCTGAGGGTGAAACCCCAGGGCCGTGGGCCATATTCCACACGGGCAACATCAACATGATTGTCCCAGCGATGCGAGACGGCATGATTGCGGACCTGATCGACAATGCCGCAAACGCGCGCCTCATCGCCGCCGCGCCAGACTTACTGGATGCGCTATTGGCCGTACAGAAGGCGGACCGAGAAGGCAAGATCGATCTGCCACATCAGTGGATAGCCGATGTGATTGATGCCGCGATCTCGAAGGCAGAAGGTAAAACGTCATGACCGACAAAACGACCGCGGAGCCGGAATATTACGACGATGACCCTCGCGATTGGGATGAAGAAGACGGCGACGGCTACGAGGATTGTGGCCTCATGCCGGATGGCCAATGCCTCAAGGCGGGCTCCGAGGAGTGCGACTGGGAATGCCCGAACCGAAACAGCGAATTGTTCTGCGGCAGTCGAGCGTGGTGCAAGAAGCATGGAGTGAAATACAATGCCGGCTAACCCCAAAACCACCGCTGCCGTTGTGTGCCATCGGCACATCGCTGGCGAGATGGGCGGCACTACGGAGTGGTATGTCCGACTGCCTGATGGGGTGCTTTTAGTCGTGGGCAGTGGCTACATGGCTCGGGAGAAGGCTGACGCGGTAGCCGCCGCCTTGAGGCAGTCCTATGTGGACCCCTCCGATAGTCCTTCCCCATTTTGAGGATCAGTCAGTGACCGACAAAACCACGATCACCTATGCCATCCGTGTGCGTCGGCTGGTCAATGATGTGCCAGATCAGGAATTCGAGTTCTCGGGTTATGGCCTGATGGATGAACTACTAGGTGACATCGATGATCGCATCTCACTGTTGGGCTGGGACGAGATGGAGGTTGCGGCGCCATGAGTGAAAACCAAACCACCGATGATTATCGCAGAGAGACGCGGCTTATCGGGGCTGCATGTCGTGGCGTTTTGACTGGTGCCGGGGTTGTCTGGTTTCTGCTGAGCGTGACCCAATTCCAGCACTTGGCCCTTCCCGCCGCAATCATGCTTTCAACTTCCGCTGTCGTATGGACGTGGAAGGAGCTTGCAACTAATGCCTGACAAAATCCGAACCACCGAACCGCTCGATCTCTGCGACTGCGAACTCAGTCACAATGGCTTGGGCATGGTCGGTCGAGAGTGCGACTGTCCGGTCCACTACCAACGTGTAGCGGCGCGCGCTGGAACGCGGGTGATACGACTGCGCATTGCGCTCAAGATCATTCGTGAGTTCGGTGGATTTGGGCACGGATACCACGCTGGCGTCATGCATTCGATGACTCAGTGGATGGACGCCGGCATGGAAGGGCCGGTCCCTTGGCCTGAGAGCGTGTTCTTCGACACATGGGCAGCAAGCCAGGGGTTGACCAACATAGACGGCCACGTCGGCTATCGTCTCACTATGAAGTTGGAACAACCCCATGTCTGAAACCACCGATCCTCGTGACCAGGAAGCTATCGACGCGGGGCTTCACAAGCTGTCGGAATGGATAGGCTACGAAAACCGAACCACCGCACCAGAGCAGGATCGGCTACGCAAACGTTTCAAGGCAATGGGCGTTGTCCAGGCTCATGCCACATGGGGGCCGAATGCCGGTGACAGAGAGGATCGCGCGGCCGTCATCAACGCGGCACTCGATCAAATCGAGAATGGAGACTTTGAGGATGATGTCACCGATGCCGAGTAAACCTGACACAAACCCGCCGGCCGCCTCCGACCGTTACGCGACCTAGGCGAATCTTGTATCGGGCCGCCTAGGGCGGCTGCGGAATTCACCTTTTTTGTTGGAAGGTGATGAACTCACGCCGCAGCCGGACCACCCGCTGCATTTGTCCAAAATCATCAATCAAATCAACGATTCCATCTTATCATGACGAAGATCGCACGCATATAACCCTCTGATATTCCTAGCGGTTTTGTTTATTTGTCCCGGTTTGTCCGATCCACCGGACCATCGCGGCGCCGGCCAGCTTCTGCTGATCGGCAGATTTGGTGTAGAGCTGCACCATCCCAAGCGTCTTATGCCCGGTGATCGCTGCGATTTCCTTTTCCGTGCAGCCGACCTCGGCCAGTGTCGCGGCCGCCAGCTTCCGCAGCCCGTGGACATTCAACTCGTTGGACAGGCCGATGCGCACCAGCGCGGGCGGCAAGTAGTGCGACAGCAGATTGGGCTTCCACGGCTTGCCGCCCGGCGCGGTCAGGATCGGCGCTGATGGCAGCGCGGCAACCGGTCCTGCCCGCCACGCGTCGAGCTCGGCCTTCAGCTCCGGGTGGCAGGGAATGACCAGCGGCTCGTCCGTCTTCTCCTGCGTCAACCGGATCGCGCGTCCATCGTACGCCGCCCAGGTCAGGGCGCACAGATCGCCGCGGCGCTGGCCCGTGTAGAGCGCCAGGACGACCACCCGCCGCAGAGGCTCCGGTAGGCGCTCCATGGCGATGGCGGCGTCCTCTGGGCGCCATGCAGGCAGATGCCCGTGTGCGAGGTCCTTGGCCAGTCCACGGGCCGGATTGTACTCGAGCCAGTCATTCTCGACCGCCCACGCCAGCAGCGCCGAGACCGATCGCACAAAGCCGATCGCTGCTCCGTCGCCGCGGGACGCTGCTATCTGATCGCGGACAGCGACGAGATCGCGACGTCGGATCTCCGTCACGCGCACATGCGCGGCGCGGTGAAGCGGTTTCAGGTAGTGGATGTAATTTTGCTGGGTGGCGGCGGACAGATTCCGCCACTTCGGACTGCGCTGGAATGCCGCGATCAGCGTGTGGAGGCTGTCAGCGCCGATCTGCTCTTTCGGCTCCCGACGGTGCGGGGCGTAGTGGTATTCCTTGGCCGTTCCGTCTGCCAGAGTGTGCCTGACGACCCGGCCGGCCTTTCGACCCTTCGGCCGCAATTTCATCGGCGACTCCTTGGAATACCGCCCGCACGTCCGTAGACGCTGTGCCGCCCTCGAACGCCGCGTCAAGTGCCAGGCGGTCCCAGCGGGGCCGGCGCTCGCCCAGTTCGCGGTTCGGCGGGGGGATTCGGCCCTCGCGCACCAGGCGCGGCAGCGAGGACGGCTTCACGCTGATGTACTTGGCGGCGCCTTCTGCGTCGAGCCAGCGGGGGGCGTCGTCAGGCATCGAGAACCGGCTCCCCTGGCGCCCAATAAACGATCGGCTTGCCGGCCTTCTCGAACATGGCGATCTCATGCTTTACGCCCGTGCTCTCACGCCATCCGTCTGCTGTGACGACGATCATCGAATCACAGGCGGCCAGCATAGGCGCGTCGATCTTCACCCAGAGATCGTGGTCGAACACCTGCTCCTTGGTCATGAACAGCGCGATCGGGTGCGAGTGCGCGATCGGTGAGAAAACCGGGATGCCGGCCGAGAGGAACGTGGCAGCCGACCGGCACGCGAGTTCGAATGCCGCAGCGTGTCCGCCTGGGTACCGCGTGTAGGGAGTGGCTAGGTAGGTCAGATTCATCACACACCCTTCGCCGCATTCACCGCGCGCCGGATTGTCTCCTCGTTGCGCCGCAGCCAGTTGAGCGTGACGCTGACCGCCTCCATCGAGGCGATCTGTGCGTCAGCCTTCGCCTGCTTCAACTTCCCGGCTGCGATCCACTTGGGGTACACCGCCTTGCGCATGCTGATCTCGCGCTCGACATCGGCGATCTGCGCGTCGAGGGTGATGGGCGCGCTCACGCCGCAGCCTCACGCTGGCGCCGCATCTCGTCGGGGTCGGGGCCGGGCCAGTCGCTGGCGTTCTCCGGCGCGTTCTCGATAGCGGGCGCCTCGTCCGTCAGACCATCATCCTCGCCGGCCGACGCGAGGCGTGTGCGGGCGCCGTCGATGATACCGCGCAACCTCTCAAGGCCGCCGTTGCGGAACGTGCTCAGCGCCTTATGCACGTCGTCGCGGGCCTCCAGCGCATCGACGGCGGCAACAGAATCAGCAGCCGAGAATTCCGCCTCGATCTCATCAAGGAACGTGGCCACGGTGCGCTTCTTAGGCTCCTCCACGGCGACGAGCGGCTGAACCGTGAACGGCTTGCGCGCTGCGCGGCTCGCCGTCAGCGCCATCGTGACGGGCCGCGTGATGTGCGACAGGTGGCTGATGCGAATGCCGCCGACATCGAGGCCGCCGAACTTCACCGCATCGTCGCGATAGAGCGTCATGCTGCGGCCGACGTAGGCCGCGCCGTCGGGTCCCCACACGTTCACCAGAACGCGACGCATGGATTTTCCTGGGCGATATGGTTTCCCATTGTCACCCTCGAAGTTGATCGCGATCGGCTGCTCTGGCTCTTTGCAGAGTGATACCTTCGTTACCTTGATCGTGATCGGTCCGGCTATTAGCGAGTCCGCATTCAGCTGGTCCGTTTTTGGCTCGATCGTTGGACGCATGTCTATCATACTATCCTCCATCCCTTTACTGTCTTCTGTTTGCCATGGATTACCGATGACACACAGGAACTTCCCAAGTTATAGGTTGCGATCAGATCGCCTTGGGTGCCGATAAATATCCCATGAGTAGGGTGTTCAAAAGTCCTTATTGTGTGATCATAACTGGAGTTTAGACGCCCACATTTCCCCAAATGTGACACTCTAAGTTTTTCCAAAGTTTCAGGAGACGGTCTCATCCCAATATGAGAAGCGGCAATCTTCGCACGGGTTTCTGGCGAGCGTGTCCTGTTCGCAGTCCTAGCCTTCGCCGCCACGCTCATGTTGGCTCGCCACGCCTCGGTGCGTGGTTGGAACCTAAACCTATCAAGAGCATCAAGCGCTTTCTGTGTTGCCTTCTTACCCTTGTTGAATGCTCCGATGCGCTTCTTTGTATCTTCGGAGTGCCTCCATCCGGTCGTGCCTCCACCACCGTCAACTAGGTTAACCAAAGACGGACGGCCTATGTGGAAGATGATAATCCTCTCCATGGCAAGTGCGCATGGCTCGTGCATCCTGTCTTTAATGATCTGCACTCCGTGGCCATGTTTCTTCTGCACAAATCTCCATTGCCTGTTTCTACCGCTAGCGCTCCACGCGCGTCCTCTCTTTCCCTTACCTACGTAGAATATCGCGCCATCCGTCGCTCGCCGGTGCAAGTAGACGTAATGTTGTGGCTCTTGCATCTTAAGCGAATATCTCCTGTTCTATCCGGCGCTCAGTGGCAATCAGCCGCATCCGAGACGAAAGCGCCTCCGCATATTTGTCCATCTTCTCGGCCAGCCTCTCCTCGAACGCGGTCGCCGCATCGATGATGGCCTTTTGCACAACCGGGTCCGGATACACGCGGATCGTGACCATCGGCAGGCCGCCGCTGTAGCTGATGAAATCAACCCACTTGCGCTCAGACACGAGCATGATCGTCTGGGTTTGCATCATGAAGTCTGACGGCGCGACCTGGCCAAGCATTGATTCCGCGATCGTCTCGACCTGAAAGTGCTGACGGCGAGACTTGCACTCGATCGCGCCATCTTCGCCCACTAAGCCGTCAGGTGAGCAGCCGATGGTGAAGCCCCACCGATCGTTGGTGATGAAGCCCATGTCGGTCACTGGCGCGTAGAACTCGGAATAGTAAGCGCGCGCCAGTATCTCGTCTTCTCGACCGCGTAGCATGTCGTCAGATATGTAGCTGGGCTCGACGTATTTCGTGATGCGCTGGGCCAGGAGTTCCCACACGTGGGCGCGCGTCTTGTCGTTGTTAGCGAGCTTGAGCGTGGGCGTCAGGATGTGCTTGATTTCGCTGGCGGTGAGTAATCCGCAGCGGGCAGCAAGCCACTCATCACTGCCCTGGATCAGATCCTTGTAGTAAGTGATCACACCACCGACTCCGCCGCCTCGCCGTTCGCCTTCTTCGCCCGCGGCTTGCCGGCGTCACTGCGCGGCGCGCGGGGCTTCTTCCCCTTCGCGGCGGGGGCTTCTTGGTGCGATATACGGTATTGCAGGCCGGCATTCACCATTGCGTCTGCAATCGCGGCCAGCACTGGCTCCAGCTTCAGCGTATTACGCGCTTGTTCGAACCGGCCGTCAGCGGTCGGCATCTCGACGACAATGTGAATATGCTCTTCTACCAAGTTACTCTCCCTTCACTTATTGCAACAAAAAGCCACTCCAGCCCGCGCGTAAACTCCAGCAGCGCGACATACCAAACCACAACGCCGATAGCGGCTGTGGCTACCCACGCGCCGAGGAGTTCCCAGTTGACGCGGCGCCGCCGCACTTCGCGAAACCCATCGCCCGGCGGCTTAACACCGCAGCGCAGCCACGCCTCTGCGACGCTGCGATCGACCAGGTGGACCGTGGCGCGTTTCATGGCTTGGGTGGCTCCGGTAGCGGCATCCAGTGGGTCGGCTTTACATCGCTACAATTGCGATTGCCCCAACCTCCACTTCGATACGGACGCCAATATCCGATCGCAAAACGGTAGTCGTCGAATTCCAATATAGGACCATCGCGCTCTGCTCGATAATCACAACGCAACCTGCCGAAATGACCCATTGGTTCATAAATTAGGATTGCGCTACCATCCTTCGGCGCCGTCTCGATCGGTTGCCACTCGCTCATGGCGTCACCAGCGGTGACTGCGGCTCACATGTCTCGATCTCAAGGTGCATTTCGCCAGCTAGGCAATCGAGCTTCCGCAGAGCCTCGCGGATTGTCGGATCGTCAGTGCGTCGACGCCCGATTGATATGCAGCAGTTGCGGATATCGCACATCGCCATGAACAGGGCCTCGGGGTCGTGACGGGGTGGTGGAATCATCGCACCACCTCCACACCCCAAGACCGATACCGCTTGTCGCCAGCCTCGATCTCGTCGGCCTCCAGCAACTCGCACTTAACCTCACGCCGCGCCGCACGCAGCGACGACAACGCCTCGTCCAGAAATTCCAAAGCCTTATCAATCGAGGCGTCTGCCGCCGCGCACGACGGGCGATGCTCACCACCGAGGTCCTGCATCACGACGCGCGTTGCCTCGATGCAGAGCGACAGGAACTGGGCGTCTGAGGGGGTGGTAGTCATGGCGCCACCTCGATCGCGCGATCGAACGCGGCCAGCACCTCGGCATGCGTGCGGTCGGGGGCGTCGTTCCAGTCGAAAATCAGGCCACCCACAACAGATTGCAGGATGTCTGCTGCCGCCCATGTTGGTGCCGGAAAGCCTCGGCCGCTGCGCAAGATCGCGGCTTCGCTACACCAGCAGACGGCATTCTCCGGCTTGCACATGCGGCCTTTTGCGTCACGCTGGTACGCACCCTGCGTCCATGACTTCAGGTCGGCGATCAGCGCGCGGGCGGCGATGAGAATCTCGCGCGGCGTCATAGCGACGCACCCACGGCCGAGAGAGAGTTGAGCAGGGCGGCTAGGAGCGCGGCAGGAGCGACCCCATTAATCGCGTTTCGGAATGTTACTCCGGTAACGTTCCTGTCGGTCGCCGCCCGGCGCGGATCAGCATCGCCCGCAGTTCCTGCCGCGTCGTGCTCAGCAATGTTCGCGAATGGCGCGGCAATCGATTGTGGAGCAGCACCTCGCTTATTCGAGCCTCCGCTAAATCCGCAGCGTCGAGCATCTGCTTCCACGTCAGCGGCGATCGCCGCGTGCGAAGTGGCATGGACGATCCTTTCCATTTTTTTATAAATCGAAGTCGTATCAAAGACGCACGATACCGCGGCGAGAGTGACAGAACTCTCCCATCGTTTCGGGTGTGAACTCGTGGCATTGACGCTATATTCACTGCCGAATCTGGTTGGCATGGACCGACATTGCTCTGTCATAATCACACGCCCGTGAGGCTCAGCGCGGTGTGCTGTCAGAAGGAAGGGTGAGGAATGTCGAAGCACTGTAGCCTCCGTCTTGTTGGAGGCATGTTAAGCACAGCTAGACAATCAGGTCAAGCGTAACTTGACAAATAATTTGGCTGACTTGACGGCTGAGATGCAGGCGATCGCCGATATCAGCTTTCTTGGGAAGGGGCCTCGCGCATCACCAGGAGAAGTCGCAGATAGACTTCTTTCTGTTGCTCGTCGAGTTTGCGAAATCGCTGGACCAATAAAAGCTCCTGCGGATCGCGGATCGTAGTCTCCTCACCGCTCGCCTCAGGCGGAAGCAAGTCAACGAGAGGCATTTGGAGCGCCTCGCTGAGCTTTATACAGTTAACGACCGTAATCTCCGTTTCCTCTGATGTCTCCCATAGGTAGACAGCATTTCGCGATACACCGACGAGCTCTCCCACGTCCTGTAAGGACATCTTCAGCTCAGTGCGTCGTTCTCGGATTTTCTGACCGATCTTCATGCCCCCGATTGTAGGCGAAGCCCCGTCAAGTATCACTTGACGTGACGCGTCAAGCTGTGCTTCACATATCCGTATGGACGACGGAATGCAGCTTTTACGGGCGAAACGTGGTGCGATGGCTGCTGCCGCGCGCGAGGCCGGTATCACTCGGCAAGCGGTTGCTGATTGGGAACGCGTGCCGGCAGAGCATTTGCCAGCAGTTGAGCGGGCGACCGGCATTCCTCGGCATGTCCTTCGTCCTGACATTTGCATTCCGCCCGCGAAGGCCGCCGCCTGATGTGGCGCTGCTGGCCCATTCTGTCCCACCCGACAACGCGCCTCCGCACGGGCGCCTGGCACGCGCCGTCGCACCACGTCTGGCCGCGCCGGGCTGTCAGGGCCGCCGTGGCGTCGATCGTGTGTGTGCAGGTGGCGGGCGGTGCGGCCGCGCTCCTGGCGCCCCCTGTATGGCGCTCGTGGGGCGGCTCGGCCCCTGGCGCCGGTGCTGGCGTGGCTGGTGCGCCTGTGTCCGTGCCGGAGCCATCGTCGCTCTGGCTGCTGGGCGGCGCGCTGGCAGCAATTCTCGCTATCGGGCGCGTGCGGGTACCTTTCCCCGCCGCTACACGTCTGGCCACCGAGCGTGACGTGCTCGATTCGGTGGCAACCCCATTCGCGCCTTCGGTCCGCACTGCGGGCGCGCATCCGCAGCCGACGCGGGACGGTTCGGCGCATTTGTCCTCCCTCAAACTCAGCGGCCGGCGCTGGTCTGAGCACGCCGGCCGCTTTTTTGCTCTGTCTGACACTGTGAATTTCTCCCCCGCGCAGCGCTCCTCTGTTGCTGGCGAAACCCAGATTGAACGGAGCGCGGCATGAGTGCCACCCAAAACTTTTCGGACAAATCGGCCGGCGACTGTCTCGAAGCCGCCGTGCGCATCGTGCGCGATGTCGCCTGTTTTTATCGTCAGTTCGCCGGCCTTCCGACCGCGCATGCGATCGAGGCTGGCGCGTGCGCGCTCGATCTGTCGCCGAACCGCAGCAAGTCGCTGTTCTATCGCGACAAGATTTGGAAGCTCGCGCGCGCCGAGCACGACCGGTTGCTGGCGCGGTACGAGCGTCACCTGGACGAACGCCAAACGATCCTTCTGGCCGAAGTGGAAAAAATCCGCATGCAGAAGATGCAGCTACGGCTTGACCTCCAAAAAAGGGGCGGGGAATGCGGTGTTGGTTCTATGACGTGCTCGCTCACTTCGCCCAGTGGCGCGGACGGCGCGCGGTGAGACGCCACGATCTCGACGGCTTCGAACAGTGGAACAACGTGTTCCGGCGCTGGCGTGCGCGGACGGTGCGTCGTGGCTGAGTGGACCGACGCGCAGATCGCGCAGCTCCGCGTGCTCTGGGACCTGAAGCTCTCCACCGCCGAGATCGGCCGGCGCATGGGCATGAGCAAGAACGGCATCGTCGGCAAGGCGCATCGCATGGGCCTGGCGGGACGGCCCTGCCCGATCAGGTTGTCAGGCGAGCCGCGTAAGCCGCGCGCGCGCCGCACCGCAGGTCCCACGCTGCCACCGCTCGCATCGGCAGCAGTGCCTGACTGGCGCATTGCCGCGCGAACAGCGATCCTGCCGCCGGCCGCGCCGAAGCAACCATCGCTCAAGGCCGCGATAGGCATTAGCGATCGCCACGCCAGACGGCCCGATGGTGGCATAGGCGCTCCCGAAATGACGCTGCATAGCGTCGTGCATAATTCGCCACGCGTTTTGGAAAAGCGCGCCGGCACTGCGCAGACGTGCTGCTGGCCGATCGGCGATCCTGGCACGCGCGCATTCCGGTTCTGCGATGACGCGGCAGTGACCGGACGACCTTACTGCCGCAGCCACTGCGAGGTGGCGTACGTGACTGTGCGCGATCGACGTGAGGATGCTGCGGCGTGAACGGCGCCATCACCATCGTTGTCGAGTTGAGGCCAGCGCCCGAGCTGCTCGCGGCGATCGACGGACTGGCGTCGGCGGTCCAGTTGTACGCCAGGGCGCTGACGACCGAGGCGATCAAGCGAGACCTTGGATCTATTGACGGCGATCCTATTGAACTTCCGGTCGTCGTGACGCCTGAACCATCTGCCGTATTGCAGATGCCGGATGCCCCAGCGGTGCTCGTAAAGTCCGCGCATCTTGGCCCACAGGTAACTCCTGAGCGCGGTGCCCTTCTGGATATCTTGTATCCGGCCGGCGTTGCCATCGCGGCCATTGCAAAGCAGTTCAATGCACTCCCCGGGCCCGCGGTATCGAACGGCGGCATTGCAGCTCGCGCATCCTCACGCGGTCTCAGGCGGCCGGTAGGTTTCGACCACACCACCGCGCCCGTAACATTAGCCGATGCTTTCCGGATGTATTCGGCGTCGGCAACAACGCTTGTGGTAGAGGCGCCCCAAGCGCCCCCGGATGAGCCCCAACCGGAGATCGTCGCGCGTCAGCCTGGCGATTGGCTAACGCCGGAGCGGCGGGCGGAACTCGAAAGGCGAATCAAGGCTGGCGAATATCCGTCGCTCTATCACCCGGCGATTGCCGCGATGCCGGGACCGGAATGCCCCAATCGAGGCAAGATGCAAGCGCGCGCGATCGCGCTCGGGATCCGCTGGGAACCTCCGGCGAAGGCCCCGACGCCACGGCCAAATCTCGGTCCCAACCGGCTCGCCGCTGCCCTTCGGATGCCGGAGCAGCAGATCGACACCACCACGCCGATCGTCACGGACTTCGAAACCATCCGCGCAAGAGCAGCCGTGTGGGGCATTCAGATGGAAACGCGCGCCGATCTGGCGACCGTCAACGCCAAGGCGCGCGCAATCGGACACCGGCCGTTCCAGTTCGAGGCGCGGCCGTAACACACAACCGCGCCGGATAGCGCGTTGAACAGGAGAGAGAGATGGCGAAGAAGAACGGGCATGCGAATGGTGCCGATGAAACGCCGTCAGCCGGGCACAATGGCCCCAGCGTCGAACTGATCCGCGATTTCGCGCGGCAAATCATCGCCAAAGACAATGAGATCGATGAAGTAAACGACGCCCGCAAGTCGCTCGTTGGCCAGCGTCGCGCCATGCTCAAGGCGGCGAAGAAGGCGGGCATCCAGCAGGATGTGCTGGTGCGTGTCATAGCCGATCGGCGCCGCGAACTTTCTGACGTCATCGACGAGGAACGCACTTACGTGCGCTATGCGGCATTGCTGAACATGCCGTTGCATCAGCAGGATTTGTTCCCGCCGTCAGAAGAACCGATTCGCTTCACCGACGATAGCGAGGAGGCGCAGAAGCAGCGCATTTTCGATGCCGATGATGGCGGCTATCGCGCCGGGCTGAATGGCCGTTCAATTGACGATAATCCACACCACCAAGCCGAAGCGTCTGACGAGTTCACCAGTTGGCGCGCAGGCTGGCATCGCGGGCAAGCGCATCTCGCGAAGGGACTGACGAAGCCGAAATCGCAGGGACGCCGTGCAACATCAGGCAATCCGGAAGATCGGCCGGCTGCATGAAGGGCGTAGTACTCACGCTCGATCTTGCTACCTCAACCGGTTGGTGTGTGGGCGCGCCTGGCCAGTCGCCGCGCATGGGTTCCGTGCAGCTGATCGGGCGCGGTCCGGAAGACGGCGCGATCGGTGCAGCGCTCGCCGATTGGCTAGCAGACCGGATCACGCTGTTCGATCCGGCGCTAGTCGGCATTGAGGCGGCCATCCCGCACCATAAGAGCATCAATGCCGGCGCGATCGCTCTCGGTCTCGCCATGATGGCCAAGGTGATTTGCTGGCGGCGCGAGGTTCGCCTGATCGAATGCAATGTGAACCGTGTGCGTTCGCGCACTGTCGGCCGCGGCAATGCCACCAAGGATGACGTCGTGGCGTGGTGCGGCTCACAGGGCTGGAGCGTGCCGAGTTCGGTGGGTGGCCCTGACTACGATGCCGCTGATGCCACCGCCGCGTGGGCCTTTCTGACGGGCACCAGGGGCATGGCGGTGGCGGCATGACTATCGGCGGCCTACCCCCTCTGACGCCAAGCGGCGCGCATGACCAAGCCTACAAGCGCGACCGCGGCCACGACGCGATGCAAGCCGCGTTCCTAGATTTCCTTAGAAGCCGCCCCGTCGCGGCCGTCCCCAAGGGTGCATTTGTCCATCGGGAGGTTGAGGCCGAGCGACCGCTGCGCCGCCGTGGGCAGGTTGTGGCGTACGTGGATGCCATTGAGATTCTAACCGTCAATCTCACGACGGTCGTCAGCCTGTTCGAGATCAAGCCACGCATTCACACGGTGTTCGGCATCATCCGCCAGGCCAAGTCTCAGCTTGCACTCGCGGTCAGTGATATCCCGGCCGATCAGCATTATTGCCACATTATTGTGCCCGCGTCGGAGCCAAAGCTGCTCGAGCTGCGTGCCGAGTGGCCACTGACATGGGCGTGGGGCGTCACGTTCGAACGGGTGGAAGGTTCGGCATGAGGTCCGCATGGATGCCATTGTATGTCGGCGATTATCTCCGAGACACCGGGCATCTCACCACGGCCGAGCACGGGGCATATCTTCTGCTGCTGATGCAAGCGTGGTCGCGATCTGGAGAGCTTCCCGTGGACGACGAACGGCTCCGGTCAATGACCAGAATGGACAGGCAGGAATGGAAGCATTCGCGGGCCACGATCTTGGGGTTTTTCCAGCGGTGCGGGGAGGTCCTTAGGCACAAGCGTATCGACAAGGAGTTGGGAACGACGTCGTCCGCTTTAGAGCAACGGAGGTTAGCGGGGAAGGCATCGGCGGCGGCACGAGCTAGGCAACGAAACTCCAACGGAAAGGTCAACGGAATTCCAACGCCCGTTCAACGGGCAGGCAACGAAGGAGGCAACGAGGCAGGCAACGAAACCGGCAGTCCCGTTGAGTTTCCGTTAACTCCCCCTCCTTTCCCCCCCATACCCCCCCTTACTACCCCCTCACATTCACAATCACATTCCGAACTTCGTTCGGACGCCGAGGCGTCGAAAGGCGGCGCTCCGCGATCTGCCCGAGACGCGCTTTGGCAAGACGGCCTGCCCATCGTTCGGCAGCTCGTGGGCACGTCGGATGCGCAGTCCCGAGCCTTCCTCGGCAAGCTGCTGAAGGACAGCCACGACGACTGCCCACGCATCATGCAGGCCCTGCGAGAAGCCGAGAGCCTGCGGCCCGCAGACCCGCGAGCTTGGCTGGCCCGCGCCGCTACCGGCGCCGCCCCTGAGCTGCCCATCGAGCGCACAGAGGCCAACCCGCTCGGCAGGCCGATCACCCGCATGGTCGGAGGATTCGGTTGATGCCGAGCACGCTGTTCGAAGCCCTGGCCAACGTCGGCATCCGGCTGAAGCATTTCGAGCCCGGCCGCAACGAGCACATCCGATGCCCGAAATGCGAGGGCGGTAAAACGCGCGAAGTCAGCCTGTCAGTCACCGTCGATGCCGATGGCGAAGGCGCGAAGTGGGTGTGCCACCGAGGCTCATGCGGCTGGCACGACGGCGTGCGCAGCGGCCACGATACGCCACCTATCGAGCGTCAGCAGCCGCGGCAGAAGCCGCGTGAGCACACCGCCGAGCAGCGAGAGAACCGGCCCGAGTGGCTCTACGATTTCTTCTCCGAGCGCAAAATTGGCTACCGAACCGTGAGTGCGTTCGGGTGCTACGCAGTGACCAGACGGTTCGCAGATCCGATCGGCGAAAGCCCCTGCATCGTGTTCCCCTACGTGTGGCAGGGCAACGTGGTGAACCGGAAATATCGCCCGCACCCGGCCAAGACGCCGCAATTGCAGGAGCCGAACGCCGAGCACACGTTGTTCAACATCGATGCTCTCGGCAACGCTCCGGACGAGATTGTCTGGGTCGAAGGCGAGCCCGACGTCATGGCGATGTTCGAGTGCGGCCTTCCGCATGCGGTCACGCTGAAGGACGGAGCACCATCCCAACCAGGCGGTGGTGATAAGCGGTTCGAGGCGCTCCGCACGCATGGTGACATTCTCGCGAAAGCGCGGCGCGTAGTCTTGGCCGGTGACACCGACAGGGCTGGTCTTGCTCTCCGTGAGGAACTCGCCCGGCGCCTTGGTCGTCACCGCTGCTACATCGTGACGTGGCCGGATGACTGCAAAGACGCCTGCGACGTGCTGCGGCTGCATGGACCGGATGCGGTTGTCGCCGCCGTGCAATCCGCACAGCCTTATCCCATCGAGGGATTGCAGCGTATCAAGCCGGGCACGCTGCTCTCCCTGCGCGCTCGTCCGGCGCCAGGCACAATGACGACCGGCGTACGCGCAAGCGACGCCGTGCTGAAGCTTCCGGCAGAAGGTAGGCTGTGCATCGTCACCGGGTATCCCACGCACGGCAAAACAAGCTGGACTCGGTTCGTGATGGTGCACACCGCAGCCGATCATGCGCGCCGGTGGGCAGTGTTTTCGCCTGAGCATCAACCTTGGGAACATTTTGCAGCACAGTGCGCTGAAGTATTCGTCGGCAAGCCATTTTATCCAAATCCGGCCATGGAATGCATGACTGATGTTGAGATCGCTGACGCCGAGATGTGGCTGTCCGATCGGATAACGATGCTGGTCTGTGATGCCGAGGACGATGCGCCAGCGCTTGATTGGGTGCTTGAACGTGCGCGCGCCGCTGTGTTGCGAGACGGCGTGACTGACCTGTTGATCGACCCGTGGAATGAGATCGATCACCAGAAGGCCGACATGAGCGAGACGGATTATATCGGTCGCGCTCTACAGCGGTTGCGTGCATTTGCGCTACGACACGGATGCAACGTTTGGATTATCGCTCACCCAGCGAAGCCGCTTCCGCTGCGGCCGGGCGAGAAGCTGGTCGCGCCTGGGCCATATTCGATCAGCGGCAGTCAGCATTGGGCGAACAAGGCTGATCTCGGTTTGACGCTGCATTCCCCACAAGCCGGTTCCGTCGAGCTTCACGTGTGGAAATCAAGATTTCGTCGGTGGGCACGGCGCGGCGCAGTGGTGACGCTGGATTTCAACGAGATCACCGGCCGCTACATGACGCCGATTGCTGACCTTGATGGCCAGATGCCGCCAGCTTGGACGGAGCAAGCTGAATGAAAGCCTTCGGAGAATCCGACCGAACCTCCGGACCAGCGCGGATGTTTGCCAAGCACCGCGTCATGCAGCTGTGCGCCATTCAGCCGTCGCTCTGGCGGGTGGTGTTCACGGCTCGCCACGAGGGCCACTCGTGGGATTCGGTGCGGCGGTTGTGGCTTGCGGCTATGACGCGGGTGGCGGCGTGAAAGCCCACCTCCTGGAAACCGCCGCCTGGTTCGCTCTGTGGGCGGCTGCGATCGGCGTTTATCTCCTGCTGGCCGCCGCCCACGCCGCCCCACCGGCAGGCACCGATCCGAACTCCCCCGTCGCCCGCTGGTATCGCTCACTCACCGAGCCCAGCACCGGCTACGGCTGCTGCTCTGTCTCCGACTGCCGCGTTGTCAACGCGCGCACGGTCGGCACGCATTGGGAGGTGTTCATCGACAAGGCGACATTCGGTGACACGGCACCTGACGCATGGGTGGCAGTTGCGGACGACGCCGTGTTGCCACCGCAGCCAAACCCGGAGGGCGAGCCAGTGGCATGCTGGCATGGCGGCGAGGTTCACTGCCTGGTTCGGGCGAGCGGCACGTGAAGCCCGCCGCCGAGGAACTCGAGTACATCAACGCCCGGTGGCGGGAGATCGCCAAGGAAGCCGGCACGTTCGTGTGCATCTGCTGCGGCGACACCGGGAAGGCCGAGGACGGGCGCGAATGCCGCGGCTGCAAGGTCGACTACTCGTTACCTGGGAAACCGCTGCGATGAGCGCCCAGACCTGCCCAATGGACCAGAAGCCCTGCGACTGCACCACACGCTGCCCGCTGCGGAGGATGAATTGAAGGCTCGCACACGCAAGGTCATCGCCCTGGACGCGCACGCCGACTACGGCCCATCAATCACGCTAGGCAGCGACGGCCGCATGCACAGCGCCGGGCCAGGTGCCGTGGACCTGGAGGACCGCTCAGCCGACCCAGCCAACGACCGCGGCAAGGTGCGCGGTCCCGTGGTTCGTGGCGCTCGCCGGCGCATGGCGCTGCGCAATTTATGGCTCGACGACGCAATCACCAAGCCCATGTTCGACGCAGCGAACCGGTTCCTCGATGATTGCTCGCTGGCGTCCGGTGGCAGCTCGGCCTCATTCCTGTCCATGGCCATGCACGGTGGCACACGCGACGGCATGCCCGAGGCTCAGGCGCGTGCCATCCGCCGTGTTACGGTGGTGCGGCTGATGCTGGGGCTGAACCGGGACACGGTGTTCTGGTGGGTGGTGATCGACAACCGCACGCCCAAGGAGTTCGCCGAGACGCACCGGTTGCGGCATGCCACTGCCTACGGCTGGCTGCGGGCAGCGCTCACCGCCCTGGACGAGCACTACAACCCACCTGGACGGGCCCGAACACAACCGCTTGACAACCGGGAACGAAAAGCCCCATCATCCAGTATCGCTCGGGAATTGTCCCCGGCGGCGGCATAAGATGTCGTTTCCGCTGCCGTATCTCAAAGCCGAAGGCGCTCCGGCGCACCCCGACGACATTCTGATCCACTGTGGTTGCGCCGCTTGCGAAGCTCGTTGGCAGAAACAGTTGGCTGCCTACCATGCCTATCACGGCGCGGCTGATCCACCGTCGGTCGAAAGCGGTCCCCATGCCAACGCGGCCGCCAGTCCACCAACCGCTACACGGATCGGCCGCCCAGGCTAGACGCCAGTTCGATCGCGAACGAGGCACGACCAAGCAGCGAGGCTACGCCGATGCGTGGCCCGCCGTCAGGCTGGATCATCTGAAGCAAGAGCCGTTGTGCCGCTTCTGCATGGAAGCAGGCACCATCCGCGCCGCTGAGGTGGTCGACCACATCCGCACCATCCGCGATCGGCCTGACCTTCGACTCGACCACGCCAACCTGCGCAGCCTGTGCAAGCCGTGCCACGATGCGCGGACGGCGCGCGAGGTCAACGCCAGCCGCCGAGGGGCGTGACGCCCCCTATAGGGGCCTGAAGTCGTGAGACTTTTGCGCCAATGACCGCGTCCCAACCCCGCGTACGCGTCCCCGAAATAAAATTTCCCAGGAATCTCGCGCTATGAGAGGACGCAAGCCGGTCCCGACGGTTCTCGCGAACCTGCGCGGCAATCCGAGCCACGGACGGAAGCCGAACCCGGCTGAGCCGAAGCCGGTCGGCGATCTTGCCGCAGCACCCGACCACTTCAGCGACGAGCAGCGAGGCATTTGGGAATACGCACTGGCGCACGCGCCGCCGGGGATGTTGAAGCGCATTGATCTCGCGCCGCTAGCGGCGTGGTGCATCGCGTTCGATCTGCATCGGCAGGCGCTGGTTGCCTACAACCTTACCAGCGAACTCACGGTTACGTCCCCGAAGGGCGATGTAATGTCGCCGTACCTCGCCATCATCAACCGCCAGGCGCTGATCATGATCCGGGCATCCTCGGAACTGGGCTTCAGTCCGACGAGCCGGCCACGGGTTTTCGTAGCTCCGACGGCGGGCGAAGGGTTCAATGCCTCCGCCAGCATCCCGTCCGCCACCCAGCGCAAGAGCCTCGACGACTACCTTGCCGAAAGCGCGGCCATCAACTGATCCGGTTACGGCTTATGCGCAGTCGGTGGATGATGGCCGTGTTCCGGCCTGCCGCTTCGTGCAGCTGGCCTGCCGTCGGCATCTGAAGGACATCCAGCGGGCAGCTCGCCGCGGACTGCATTGGGATCCAGTTAGGGCGGCGAACGCGATCGGGTTCTACGCCTATCTGCACCACAGCAAGGGCGAGTGGGGCGGCACCGAGTTCGTCCTGGCGCCGTGGCAGAAGTTCATTGTCGGCTCGGTCTACGGCTGGAAGCGTACCGACGGCACACGCCGGTTCCGGACAGCCTACATCGAACTGCCGCGGAAGAACGGGAAGTCAAGCCTGTTGGCCGGCGTAGGCATCAAGAGCCTGGTGGCGGATAACGAGCCCGGCGCCGAGGTCTATACGGCGGCCACGCGGAAGGAACAGGCGCGGATCATCTTCGACGAGGCGAAGCGCATGGTGCGCGCCTCTCCCGAACTGAGCCAGCGCATCGGTATCTTCCGGTCGAATATGTCGATCGACAGCACGGCGTCGAAGTTCGAGCCACTGTCCGCCGACGAGCGCACGCTGGATGGCCTCAACCCGCACGTCGTGCTGATTGACGAGCTGCACAAACACAAATCGCGCGGCGTGCTGGACGTGCTGGACACGGCTCTGGGTTCGCGCCGGCAGCCATTACTCTGGATCATCACCACCGCCGGCGACGACACGCCGGAGAGTGTCTACGCGGAGGAGCATGACTACGCTGAGAAGGTCCTGGAGGGTGTGCTGGAGGATGACTCCGCGTTCGTCTTCATCACCACGATCGACAAGGAAGACCGCTGGGACGATCCAAAGGCCTGGGCGAAGGCAAATCCGAACCTTGGGATCAGCGTCAAGCTCGATGATCTGAAGCGACAGGCGCACAAGGCGAAGAATTCACCGTCGGCACAGGTCGAATTCAAGCGGCTGCGGCTCAATCTGCGGACCGCATCGGCTGATCGCTACGTCGACATGGACGTGTGGGCGAAGAACAGCCTGTGTCCGGCGGATAGGCAGCCTGGGCAATATCAGGCCGAATTGGTGGAGCAACTGAAGGGGCGACGCTTCCTCGGCGCCCTCGATTTATCAAGCAAGGTCGATCTATCGGCGTGGGTGAAGATATTCGCCCCTGCGGACGAGAACGACCGCTGGCATGCGCTCGCCCGGTTCTGGATGCCGGCGGACACGGTGGCTGAGAAATCTGACCGTGACCGAGTGCAGTACCAGCGCTGGATCGATGATGGATGGATCGAGCCGACGATCGGCAACGTGATCGATCATCAGGAGATCCAGGCCGCGGTGACCGATGACTGTCGGCAATTCGATGTTGGCGCGATTGCATATGATCCTTGGAATGCAACGCAGCTTGCCGTCGGCCTGCAGAGCGATGGACTTCCGGTATTCGAGTTCGTCCAGGGCATCCGCTCCTATACCGCGCCGACGAAGGAGCTTGAGGCGTGGTTGCTCGCTTCGAAGCTGGATCATGGATCGAATCCGGTGTTGACCTGGATGGCGTCAAATTTGCGGGTTCAGTTCGATAAGAACGACAATCGCATGCCGCATAAGAAATTCTCGCGCGGCCGCATCGATGGGATGTCAGCGCTGATCATGGCAATCGGGCGCTCGATGGCCGATGACGGGCCGTCTGTCTACGAAGGCCGCGGACTGACAGTGCTTGGAGGATGAGATGCCAGACGACGATATTCCCGTTCACACCATACAGTCAGTCGTGACCCCGGACAGCTTCGAACTCGGCGTGCACCGCATGCGGTTCAACAAGCGCTGGCTGTATTGGTTCCAGCCGGTGAACGGCTGCATCGTGTGGGAATGGGTTGATGACGCGGATGTGGCAGACGCTCCGTGAAGTTTGTCGACGCTTTTGCACGACGGCTAGGGTTCGCGTCGGAAGCTGAAATCGGCGAGCGTGTTCGCGGTGCGGTTGATCGTGTCGTCCGCGATTATAGTCTTGCGTGGCCCACGCCAATGCTGTGGGGCCTGTTCGGCGGCGGCGGCTCCAGTACGGGCATTCCGATCACGCCGCTATCCGCGTTGCAGGCAGCAACGGTTTATGCCTGCGTCAAGCGGCTATCCGAGGACATCGCCGGCCTAAAGTTCGGCGTGGAGAAATTCGTGCCGGATCATGGTTGGACGCTTGATGCCGAGCATCCATTCAATCTGGTGCTGTGCAAGCCTAACCGCTGGATGACCTGGTTCGAGTTCTTTCGCTACATGGTCATGTCGCTCGAACTGCGCGGCAATGCGATTGCGGTGATCAAGCGGGGCTGGGACGGCTCGCCGGAAGAACTGATCCCGCTGAACTGGGATCGCGTATCGGTGCTGCTGTCACCGCAGGGCATCCTGTTCTACAATATATCGCACCCGCAGATCGGCTGGGGCGTCACATTCCATCAGGAGGACGTCGTGCATGTCCGCGGTCTGACCGTGGATGGCGGCTATCTCGGCATGACGCCGATTGCTGTGGCCCAGGATGTGGTTGGCCTCGCCATCGCGACGCAGCAACACGGCGCGGTGCTATTCCGGCAGGGTGCGCAGCTCAATGGTATACTGAAGCATCCGGGCAAGCTGAGCAAAGAGGCAAGCGAGCGGCTGGCGACGGCGTTCGGCAATGTCTACGGTGGCGTGCAGAACTCGCATAGGACCGCGATCCTTGAGGAAGGGATGGGGTTCGAGAAGCTGACGATGACCAACGAGGACAGCCAGTTTCTCGAAACCCGGCAGTTCCAGGTGATTGAGATTTGCCGCATGTTCGGCGTGCCGCCGCACAAGGTCTATGATCTGAGCAAGGCGGCATTTTCGACGCTGGAGCAGCAGGATCAGGCTTACGCGAACGAGACGATTAAGCCGCGGATCGTCAATCTCGCGCAAGGCTTCCAGAAGTGTTTCTACGCGGACGAGCTTGGGCGCGTGCGGCTTCGGATTGACTATTCCGACATGCTGCAGGGCGACATGAAGTCGCAGGCTGAGTTCTACGGATCGACCGTGAACAACGGCCTGATGAGCCGGAACGAGGCGCGCGCGAAACTGGGGCTGCCGCCTGTACCGGGTGGCGACAAGTTCCGGATCCCCGCCAACACCGCGCAACTAGACGACCAGGGCAACGCACCGCCGCCGTCAACCAAGGATGGTTCGAAGCCCGGAGGCCTCGGCAGCGATGTGATTCCCGGCGATCTGAAGCCGGTGGAAAGCGAAACGGCCGACCAGGCGGTGATCTGATGTGGGTGCTTCCGAGCCTCAATCGGCCGCAGCGCCTGGTGGAAACTCTGCGCGCGATGCGAGCGACCGGGATGTCGACGCCGGGCGTTGTAATCCTAGGGGCGAGCCAGGCGAGAGATATTGCCGCGATCCGCGAGGAATTGCCGGAACAATGGAGCGTAACGCTGCGGGCTGAAAGCGACCGATCGCTCGTGCATGTGCTCAATCGGTTCTTCGCGCTGGATGAATTCCGCAGCTGGTACGGCATGATCGCCGATGATGATTATCCGGTCACGCAGCGATGGGATGTGAAGCTCATCGAGGCGGCCAACCGCCACGGCATAGCGACCGGAGATGACGGCTGGCAATCGCCCTGGCGTCTCGGCAGTGCCGCCGTCTGGCGTGGCGACGTGCTGTGCGCGGCCGGATTCTGGATGCCGCCCTGCGTGCGACATTGGTACGTCGACGATTTCTGGGAATTCATCGGCCGAGGCCTGAATCTCTGGCACTGCGACATGACGGTCAGAGTGGAGCATCTGCACCACGCCAATGGACGGGCGCCAATCGATAGCACGTATCAGATTGGCGACAGCGGTGCGGCGCTCGACAAGGCGGCGTTCCTGGCATGGATTCAATCGTCGGAATTCCAAGATGTCGTCGACCGCCTGACGAAGCTGTCGAATAGGCAATCTCTGCGGGCAGCGTAATGTCTGGTGCGACCTTCGGATATCGGCCCGGCTATGCGCAGCTTGGCTCCTATCGTGTGTCGGGCGGTCTCGCGTGGATCTTCGCGCTGTGGGGTGACTTCGACTCCCCGGCCGCCGGCACGGTCAATGCCTGGATCGCCGCCTATGGTCCTTTCACGAATGTGGTAATGGCGTCGGCATATGAGCCCAGCATCGTCAACCGATACCCGACGCGGACCGCTGTGCGAGCAGGAGACGCCTGCCAATGGCCTAGCGTCGAAGCAGATGCCCTCGTTGCCGCGGGACTTGCCACATACGCCTGAGCGGGTGACGCGACCGGTAATGCCGACGCGGAAGAAACGGCCCGCATCAGGCAAAATGATCGTAACGAGGTAGCGATGCCAATTCCCAGCCCGAATGACGGCGAGAAGGAAGAAGATTTCATCTCGCGATGCATGGGGAATGACACGATGGTTTCGGACTATCCGGACAACGATCAGCGCTCGGCGGTTTGCTATTCCGCATGGGGCGAGAATCGTTCGGCTCCCCTGGGCGTGCGACGCGCCATCCTCCGCGCCTCGATGCAAATTGACGAGGCCGACGACCGCGCGGTGACGGTGACGTGCTCCACCGAAATGATGGGACGCGACAAGATCGTGCTCATGACACGCGGGGCGAATCTAGACAATTACCGGGCCAACCCGATCTGGCTCTGGCAGCACAATCCGGATTGGCCGATCGCCCGCAGTGAGACGATCGACAATGGCAGCGACAAGCTGGTGTCTCGCGTTCGATTCCCGCCTGCCGGCGTGTCGGCGCGCGCGGATGAAGTGTTGGGCCTGATCCGCGCCGGAGTGATTTCCGCCGCATCTACGGGCTTCGATGTTATTGCCCAGGAGCTGATCGATCGGAACAAGCCGTCGGACGGCACGCGCATCACGAAGTGGGAATTGCAGGAGATGAGTTTCGTGAGCATCCCGGCCGTTCCCGACGCGCTCGTGACGCAGCGGTCCGCGGCGGAGATTGAACGGATGGTAGAAGAAGCGGTCGAACGCAGGACTGTGAAGATCACGCTTGATAATGGCGCTGGCAATACGGATCGCCGCGCATCCGTGATCTCGGCGTTGAAAACCCGCGGGCTCTACGAGTGCGGCAGTCTCGCCATGACACTCGAAAATCTCGGATGGCTCAAATCCAGCGTGGAGTGGGAAGCCGGTGTTGAGCAAGATGGTAGCGATGTTCCACGCCAGCTCGGCGAGGCCATGAAGGCGCTCGGCGATGTGCTGATCAACATGACGGCCGAAGAAGTGGCCGAAATGGTCGGCGGCGGTGAGGCCGTCGATGATATCGTCGAGCCGGCCGAGGTCGAGATTGTAACCCAGGCACGCACGCCAGCTATGGCGCGCTTCCTGATCGGATTGCATCGAGCGCGTGCACGGAACACGCAACCGGCGAAGCTGACGAGTTCCGCAGGTCGGCGGAGGTTCTTCCAAGCCCTCGCCACGCGCCTCGAACGCGAGTTGACCGCGGCCTAATCCGCGCGGTTGCCCCCATGCCCTTGGGCAAGGCGAGCAGCGTCGAGAGACGCAGCATCCCTTAGACGGAGGCCTTCTATGCCTGACGGTGATCTGCGACTCAGTGTCGCAACGCTGAAGCGCGACCGCGCCGCGCTTGTGACCAAGGTGCGCACGATCAAGACGGAACTTCTTCCCCTCGCGAAGCGTGATGCCAACGGCGAAGATATGCCGGC